ACCTGTGATACGCTAGAAGCGCTGCCATACGTTCCTGCCGTAACACCGCTGTTAGCGAGTGTCAAACCAGCCGTTACGTTGGCACTTCCGTCGAACGTCACCGTCCACGTCGCGTCTCCAGTGATGCTAATCGTGCGAGCCGCAGCAAGCTTGGTAGCGGTAGAGGCATTACCCGTAAGTTCACCCGTTACGTTAGCAACAAGGCGACCCAACGTGAGTCCAGATACCGTAGAGCTAGGCTCGGTAGTCGTGTGACCCAAAGTGAAGACAGCCTCACTTACAGAGCTTACAGACGCATCGTAGAAGAACGTAGCGTACTTCGTTCCGCTGTTGACGTAGTTGCCGTAGAAACCGATATCGACACTATTCGCTACGTTAGCATTAGCATACTGCATCATATTGTCGCCAATAGATACAATCGTGCTATCAATCGTCGTCGTCGTTCCGTTTACGTCGAGGTTACCAGCAATCGTTACCGTTGACCCGTCGTCCGTAATGATTGAGTTTGCTAGTTGACCACTAGCAGTCGTCCACTTGACAACAGCATTGTTGGTAAGAGAACCCGCGTTCTTAAGGGCTACGTCGTCAGCGTTAACCGTGATACCCGTACCAGCACCAACCGTAAGCGTAGCACTTGCACCCAATGCAACAGTGCCACCACCCGTCAAACCAGCACCAGCGGTGTAGGTTACACTTGAGTTCGTGAGTGAGCTATTGGGGATAGAGCCAAGCTGAAGGGTCGTTCCGCTGATGTTAATACCCGTTGCGGCAGAGACCTCAAGCCACTGAGAAGCACCAGCTGAGTCGTCCCAAAAGAAGATTCGGTCAGCGTTAGGGTCAGTGAGGTTCTCAAGACCTAGGTGGTACAGCTGTACGTTATCGGGGTTAACCAAGATACCAGTACCAGCGCCAACGGTGAGCGTTACCGAGCCACCTGCGCCGCCGCCAGTAAGACCATCTCCAGCGAGTACTTCTTGGATGTCACCCTTGATGTCAATCCACGCAGTACCGTTCCAGAAGTACATCGTGTTTGCTGCGGTGTCATAGTAAATCTGTCCGCTAACTGGAGAAGTAGGGGCAGTGGCAAGGTTGTGGATTCGAGCGTTCTGGAGCTCGAGCTTACCAAGGTTTATGGATGATAGATACTGAATAGCCATCTTGATTAGTTAAAGTATGCCTTGCCGCTAAAGGCTCCGACAAAAGTTAAACGAACAGAGTTTGTGGTTAAATATTCAATCTCCCCCATAACAACGGTATCCGCTGAATCTACTACAACAACCGAAGGTTTCTTATTTAGGTTGTGTGTAACAGTCCATACCGCCTCGGGGGTTGATTGTGTGTGGGTGTAGTGGGCATCGCCTCCTCCTCCAGTTACTCCCTTAATAGAAACTGAGGTAGTTGGAGTTGGAATTACGACTGTTTTCTGAACAGTTGGTTGCTGAACAGTAACATTAATTTGGTCGCCAGTATTGATTGTTATATCGCTCATTCTGTTACGTCCTCATTAACCTTAAATGCTCCACGAATCCAGGTCTTTACTGAACCAGAATTAGTGCTCTGTAAATCATATACATACGTGCCTCCGGTTACTCCGGCCATAGTTGTTGCAGTAGCCGTAACAGTTAGAACACCTGATGCGTTTCCAGAGTAAGTGAAATCTGTGTCGTTCAGTATGGTAGTAGAAGCTTGGTCGTCGTTTCGGACGTCCATCTTCCAGGTGTAACCAGTCAAATCTAGAGCTGCACCCGCTTCATTCTTGAAAGTCAACTCGAGTCTAAACGAGTCTCCTCTGCGGCAAATGATGTGGACCTTCTGAGAAGTATCTAGATTTATATAAGTGGCAGCCATATTGCAAATTTATATCTTTTAATCAAGCCCAGATAGCAGTGAACTTACCACGTCCTGACCTTCTTCTGCTTGTAGCTCACCACGTTGTCCTTGGCGCTGAGAAATCAATTTGCTCTGCTCAACAGCTTGCTTCTTGATTCTTTCGTCTTTGGCTTTCTCTCTATTTGACTCGAGGTCCTGCTTAACACCAGACTCAATTTCTTGCTGCTGGATATCAAACGCACCCTGCACTTTAGCAAGTTCTGTCTTCAGCTGGTATTCGAGTTTCAACAGCTCAGCTTTTACAGTAGCTTCAATCTTCATCTTCTCAATCTCGAGAGATGCCTTAATCTGTTCTTCTTGAGACTTAGCCTCACTGGTTGCCTGTGCTACAGAAGCATTAGCCTGTGCTTGGAACTGAGAGTTCTGCTGAGCCAACATCTGCTGTTGCTTGATTCTTTTCTTGCGACGAACAATAAGAAGCTGCTCGGCCTGATTAACGTCCTTTAGTCTGCGGATAGCTATAGCGTCCTCGAGGTCAATCTCCTTCTGGAGAAGTGACTGCTGAATGTTAGCTTCAAGATAAGCCTTGTCAGCGTCTTCCATTTCAGCTACCACTCTTACGCCGAAGTTATACATCGGAAGCTCAGCGAATGACGAAATGACATCCATATTAGAAGTACCGATGGCCTTTTCGTATGTGCGGTACAGAACACTATCCTTAGGAATAATCTGTAGGCATCTTACGATGTCGTCGCACACCTTCTTGAACAGCACCATTGATGCGTTCGTGATGTCGTACGTAGCATTATTTGAAGCCTCGATGGCCTGCTGACGTACGCCAACCAGTGCCTCACCTTTCGGAGTAGAACCGTCAACAACCTCGTTTAGACCCGTGGAGTCACGAATCATTCGAAGGTAGTGGTTGTATAGGTTAATCAGCTCGTTGATGTTACGAATCTGGTTATTGATTTCTCTAATCGGAGGGTTCTGGAATCCTCCTTCTGGATTCTTAGAGCGGTAGTAGAATACACCAGTCTGCTCGTAGATATCTTGAATCTCCAGAGGCTGAAGCTCTCCGCCACGTCCTAGTTGTACGTTCTCCAGGCCTTCGATATCAATCATAAGACCATCTGGCTTAGCCTTAGCAATAGCCTGCTGAATCTTAAGGTGAGTAATCTGTAGCTGGTCAGCAAAGCTCTTAATCATAGATACCATAGACTTAGGTATCATACGCCTGAGGTTTACTGCTACAACACTGTAGCTGAGTCTAGCGCGAGTAAGGTCGTGTACGTTTCTAGGGATATTCTTCTTTACTCCGTAATCGAACAAGAACTCAGTTCCGATAACGTATTTACCACCGTAGATAGTGGTGGTCTGCATACGGTACGGCTTTCTGTCGTAAACGCTCTCACGTGGTGGCTCGTATTTGAATCCTTTGTAGTAAAATCCAACATTTCCGAAGCGTGACTCTTTCTCCTCAAAGTAGATGTCGTCTACTGAGACGAATTCAAAATCGAGAACTTCAACAATGAACTCGTCGTATCCGTACGCAACAGACTGAAGATTCTTGTCGTAGTAAGACTGAGTTAGACGGCTAGGATTGTTGTTGAACTTGTATTGAACCATCGTAGCCAGCTTCTGGTACTGCTCCTCATTAAACTGGTCTCCAGCCATACGCTTAAGCTCCATAATGCTCATACGACGTACGTGTCCGGCGTAGATAAGGTCAGACATATTCGGGTCCTCAGTGTAGCTGTGGATGAAGTATGCCGGGTCTACATAGTTGGTGCTGATTCCGTGATTCGGGTCGTTCTCTCTCTTTACAACAGCCATACCCAAAGACACGAGGTCCTCTACGTTACGGCGGTAGATTCTCTCACCGAACTCATTCCAGCTCAGCGTAAGTTCAGTTGCGATTTGAGTTGCAATTTCGCTAGCTACCTTGATGTTCGTGTCAAGGAAAATCTCAGCTTCTTCAACGGAATCAGGAAGGGACTCAACGTCAAAGCCAGTAGAGACTCCAACCTGCTCAAGTTCAGCGAGGATAGGCTTAAGCTCAACTCCAGCTCTAATCTCAGACTTGCGCTTCTCCTTCTCTGAAATAGAAAGCGGGTCAACAGCCTCAATGTTTGGGTAAGGGTTTCTAGATAGAATCTTGTTTACTACAATCTTAACGAACTTCGGCACAATGGGGACTGGAGACCAGTCGATATTAAGAAGCGTGCCGTCGCCGTTGTTCGGGTCTAGCGAGTTAAGAATCTGCTTGTAGATAGCAGTATCCTGCGTTCCGTTAGCATAATCTCTATTGTTTTCAAACTCCTTGAGTCGACGACGGAAAAGACTGCCCTCATCATCCGGGCGACCCCATTGGGTCTCAATGCTTTTTGCGTACTGGAGCCCGTAATCTTTCGACTGCTTGACCTCAAACGGAGCAAGCGGGTCTGGAAAGTTATTAATCGGATTCGGATTCTTTCCGTTGTACATAGAATAATTACTTTATATAGCAGATTATGCTTTCAAATGCAAATATAATTCAATTAGAAACGCGGCTTATATCGTCTAAAGAACACCTTGTCAGACATATTGCTTGCCTGTTTTTGCTTCACAATTGTCTGTGCACCGAGCAGAGCAAGACCCGAACTAATGGTCAAGTCAAACTTTGTACGGTCGCTAATTTTGTATCCAATCCAGTCCTCTAGTGTCCTATCCAGATACATCTTACCGTACTCGTCAGCGTCCTGATTGTATCCAACGTGCTCGTGAATGTACGCTTCGATAGCCTGTGCGTGTGCCTGTATAAACTCCTGCGAGTTTGACGGGACACCCTTTGTCCTTACGTTACCACGCTGGTTTGGCGGAGTTAAATGCTCCGGCCTATCCATAATGTAGTTGTCGTAACCTCTTGATTCAAAGTACCTTACTATACCGTATTTGTTGTTTTCCACTAGCAGTGGGTAGCCGTAGTACACTGCCGCCATAAGAACGTCTTCATAGAATAGCCTAGCAAGCGGAGGACGCTCAGCATACTCAAGCACGAATCTGTTGCTCGGGTAGTTCATATTGAACTTGTTGAACAAATGGAACGCTCCCTTAGAGCCTCTTCCGTCTGCAGTCTCGTCAATGTCATAGGAGTCAACTCCTCCAACTCCAATGTGTAAGTTTCCTGGAGCTCGCTTACCGTTTACGATAGATTGCTTATTTGACTCCTCAAACGGCATAAGCCAGGAGACGTAGAACTTACCGTTCTTGTCTGGAGTAAAAACGACTTTAGAGTCCTGCTGACCGTTTGCCCAGATGAAGTTACCACGAACAACTGGAGACGGGAACAGATTAGAGTTATGACCAATCTGCTCGTAAATCTTGCTGATGTTGAAGTGAGACGTTTTTGTGGAGTCTCTGAATGCTTCTTCCTCTGTCCACGGGAACTGACGGATAACTTCGTTTAGTTCGTACGGGTCGCTCATCAGAGCCTTGCGCTCATTCTGAAGATACGTCTTCGCTCCAATCTTAGTGATATCACCCTCCATAGTGTTAATTGGAGTCTTCGGGTCGTTCACTATAGGTAAACCATACTTGTCGAAGAAACCCTCCAGTGCCTCGTATGCCGGGATGAATATCTTGTATAATCCAGACTTTGTTCTTCCGTTCTCGTTTCTTTTCTTTGGGTCAGAGTCGTAGTATAGCTTTCTGAAGTTAGCGCCACCTTTATCTAGCGGGTTAACAGTAGAACCAACCAATGCCTTACCTACAACCTTCTTACCGACCAATAGACAAGTCCTATGGATTCGCCATAGCTCGTTTACGTCAATTGGGTTTTCATACTTACCGGATTCGTCAAGAAACAGAACGTGAAGCTTCTCACCGTCGTATGCGTTATTCACCGTGTTCTTCCAGTTGATTACGGTATCAAGCGCCGCGGTATTGATTACGGCCTTGTTGTTTTTGGTGATTCTCTTTGACGGCTCGCGGAACGCAAGTTCCATACGTGGGTTCGTCGTACCATCCTGTACTGGCTTAAAGAAGAATGGGTAACTACGGAACATAGGGAACACCTTCTTCATAAAGACGTTTTCCTGAGCGTCCTTACCCGTCTTTGAAATTATGCCGAGCAGCTTCTCAGCCACCTGCGTGCCTTCGTCTACAAGGATAGCAGATGATACGTTGGTATATCCAGAACGACGACACTTTACGTACACCTGCCCAACAGCTCGCGGGTCGGACTCGCAAGCAGCATAGTGTATGAATAGTTTTCGCTGGAAGTCTAAATAGCTAGCATATCCAATATCCATCTTGCTCCACTGAAGCAACATATAATGGTGTCCGGTTATGTATGTTGGTGTACCATTATTGTAGAACCAAACGCCCTTCCTTCTTCTATTGAACTCTCGCTCAATGAATGGAGTGTATCTGTCACGGAACTCTTTTGGAGTTTCCATCCATTCGTCCATCGTCTTGATTCGCTCAATCTCTTTTGGAACAGGTAGCCTAGTCCAGTGCTGTTGCTCTGTTGGCTTGTCGTGGAATAGTATGTCCTCCTTGTCCGGAAGAGCTGGAAGCTGAATGAAGAGTCCTGAAATCTCAATGATTTCTCCTTCTGTGTTATCAGCACAGATGTTGATTACGAAGTCATCGTAACCCTTTACGTCTTTAATTCCAGACATTACTTCCTAAATCTTTCAGCGAATCCACCAGAGAAGTCATTCTGCTCAGAGATAGAGTCATTGTCTTCAAGGTCCTTAATCATCTGCTCCAACCGTTGTCTTTCTTGCAATAGTTCACGAGCGTCGATGACCGACTGCTTGATACTCTGTAGCTCAGCTTTGCGCTGAGAGCCAGAGAGCTCTTCGTCGACAGGCTTCTGTACCTCTTCGATGATATTATTGATTGCCGTTTCTGTAGCTTTTAATAGTCTACGTGTGGCATCAATCGTTGTGAACAGTATCTTCTTCGACATATAGAATCTCTTCAATTAGCATACGAAGCAGTGTCTCTCCTTCAACTTCAATCTCGTAATCGGCATTTGTACCGTAACCAACCGTTGCTCCAACCTTAATGTTCTCGTCGTCTAGCTTTGGATGGCTGTAGGCGAGGGTTCCCTTTGGCTGACGCTTCTCCTCTTGAGTGATTATAAGAACGCTGGACTTAACCTCCTGCTCTTTAATCTCTCTCAAGAATACCCAGTCACCAAGCATATGGATGCCGGACTCGTTTTTGTAGGCGATTGCGTGATTTGAGTACTTACCAGCTGGGTCGTACATAACCAAGTAGTTACCGTCCTGTATATCGAACACAGGATTCATAACGACGTGGTGATGGAAGTAGAGCGTGTCACCGACCTTGGCGCCAGTATTTACTCGCTCAGGAACAGCTACGATGGTACCGCTAGTGATTCTATTGGCGAACTCATCAAACTTAGAGGCCAAGTACAGCGTCTTACCTCCTACTTCAATAGTGTCCTTGAACTTCTTCGGAAGCTCAATAATAAAATTATTAAGTGGTTTCATATTTAATTAATTAAAATTCAGAGCTTTACGCTATTCGAAGTGGCAGTCGTTTTCTTCGATTACCGGCATATTCCACACTCTCTTCCACAGGACAGTGCCGTTTGGAGTAGAGATGTAAATCTTGTAGCACTTGTCTCCTTTGGTTTCGTATAGCCTTTCGTCGAACTCGATTGCAGCGATGGTTCCATTGCCTGCTTTCATATCGACTACGTATGCCATTGCATCCTTCGGGTTTTGCCCGATGATGATTTTTCTAATGATATTCATATTAGTTCTTGTACTTATTTGGGTCTCCCCCAAACAGCTTAATCCAGAAGTCTACGCTCTTTGGTTCGTCCAGCTTTAGTTTAACTGATTCATACAACGAGCTTGAAATCTCCTCGAATTCATCGAGGTCAGAGACATTCGTAGCGAACGAGATTTCCAACTCATCGTCTAGCTCTCCCTCAATGTATCTACCTACAGCAAGAACTGAGAAGAACTCACCTTCGGCGTCATTCTCATAGATGAAGTCCTGGAGTTCTGCAAAGCGTCTGTGCACCTCGCTGTAGAACTCATTGGCTTGTTCTTCGTTCATTGTGTCGTAATTTGAGTTGTTACTAAACTACGACAAAGATACCAATTACTTTTTTGAGCGATTTCTGCGTGCTGAAATCATTTTCTGCTCGTCGTGGTCGTAATCGAGGCCGTCGCCATTGCCATATGTTCCGGCTTGACGATTTTTTTTGTTTAAGTACGCCCGGTACTTCTTTCGGTCTTCCGACTTATTGTATTCACGCTGATACTTACGACGCTTCTCAGCGGCGTCTGGGTTCTCGTCGTAGAACTTAGCGGTCTTACTTCTTGCTTTCACGCTTAATTTTCTTTTCTTGCTCGAGCATCTCCTTGGTCGGAGCTTTGCCAGAACCCTTATTTGCGCGGATGTTATCCCAAAGTCCTCTCTGAGAGTATGTGCCGTCAGCACGCTTAATCATCTTCTTAGCCTTCATCAGTGAGCGGTTTTAATGCGGAACGAAGCTTCGAGTGAAGCTCCTTCGTGAGGAACAAATTTACCTTCGTGGGCCATAAGATAATAACGGCCCTTCTCCATCATCCAGTGGTATCCTTCTGGAGCGGTGACCATCATCTTATCGTTTTTCTTTCTGGCTTTCATTTTCGAACAACCTTAAGCTTTCCATCTTTCTCGTATACCTTCATACCGGCTTCCTCGGCTTGGCGCTTGATGGAGTTGTACTTCTGGGTAACGGTCATCTTCTTAGCTTTCATTGCTGAGCTTATTAAGAATTTCAAAATTCTTTACTCCGACAGCGATTCTGTCCTTGCTCACGCGCTTAATGCCGTTGTTATTAAACGCCCGCTTCTTTGCTGACTTCGCCACCTTTAGATATATAAGTGATTAGATGCTTTACGTCCTGATGGAATACTACCCTATCGTAGATTCCGTTGAAGTAGTCTAGATAGAAATCACGGGGTATCGCAGCCCACAACTCACGATATGGGTTGTAGTGGAACACGTACCCTATGAGTTCCTCATTCTTCATCTTCGTAGAAGCAAGCTTTTACTTTGTAGTGCGTAGGCATCTTAGAGCCAGCCTTTACAGCTGCCTGAAGTTGCTTAACGGCCTCCATTAAGTCCATAGACTTGATTTCTACCTCGGCTCCAGACTCTTCCATCTTACCGCCGCCGTTGTACTTTTTCGCTTTCATACAACAAAAATAAAAAAATTTTGCATTGCCTCTTGACAAGGCCTCCACGATGTCGTATACTTGTATCAGAAACTAACGACTTACTAACAATGAAGAACATCATCCTAACCATCGCAAGCGTCCTCGCCTTCACGGCACAGGCTCAAGAAAACTTCAAGTCAAACATTGAGTTCTACGGACACCAGTACAAGAGAGTAGAATACACCGGCAACTTTGCCAAGTGGGTAATCGACGAGGAAAAGAGCTGGTATCTGGCTCCTGACAGTACCACTAGTCAGCTGATGACGGTCCAAGAGTGGGAAGTGTCTCGCCGGGCGCTAAAGGCAAACGGATTCAACGAGATTGACCCGAAGTACTACTGGAACCCAAATACTAAAACAGTAGTTATGCTGGTGGCCGGCCGCCACGAGCGAACAGGGTTACTCCACGTGTCTACTGAATACGGAACGGATATCCGATAAAAAGAGAGAGGGGCCTGAGCCCCTCTTTTTTTTTACACCTTCTTGGTTGGTTGCTCTGAGCGGTAGAGCGCTACCGCTGATTGTCTAGCAGCGTCGTACACTCCGTACTCCTTTGCCTTCTTGATTGCCAGTTCGTAGTTGTTGTCCAATACGTTGGCATTTCCTTGTCCGAGGATTTTCTTTCCTTCGCCTTGGTCAACCATAGAAACACCACGTTGGTCAAGAGCCTTAACAGCCTCCTGCCAGGTAAGCATCTCGAGGTACTCCTTAGGAGTCATAGCTCCTTTGGCTCCAGTCTCCTTCGGTGAACGGCCTTTGCCAACCCAGCTGTCATCCTTACCAGGAACAACTCCACCTTCGGCGTACTTCTTTCTTTGGATAACCTTGTAGCCCTTGCGCTTGAGCTCAGCATCAAACTGCTTCAAAGCGTCCGGGTCGTACTTCTTGATGGCGTTGCGCTCAGCAGTCTTCGAATCAAGGAAGTTCTGCTTGGCGATTTCCATATCGCTCATCTTCTTTCTGGGGTCCGGGGTGATGGGGCCTCCGTTCTTATAAAGCTTCTTTGCTTTCATCTTGTTTGTTTTGTTCAGGCTCTATTTCCTTCAACATCTGTTCGATGATGATTTGATAGTCTATCCTTTGTTTTCCAAAATTAATCACTTAAACGGTACGTATTTCGTGGTGTTACCGTCTTTGATTGCTTTGAGAATCTGTTTGCGGTTTGCACCCTTGCGGTATCCTACGTGTACCCAGTCAGGATTCTTGCTTGAACCAAACTCCCAGATGAGCTGGTCGAACTCCAAGTTATCCTTGATGAAGTTGAATACGTCAGCATTCGTTACTCCGTTACCGTGACCGTCCTGGTCTAGGTCAAGAGCACGTCCGTTGTTATGGTCCGAAGTTGAGCTACCACCGATAGCCTTATTCAGGGCCGCAGAGCGGTAACCACTAGAGATAAAGATGGGCACACCGAAGTGCTCACGTACTTTATCAAACACCTCAACAGCGATAACCTTAAGGTTCTCCAGATGCTCAGGGGTAGGATTGTTGTCAATTCCTCTTCTTTTGGCGGTGTCACTCCGTGTCACTTCGGCCAACGATACGTAGTTGCTTAGTTTCATACGGCAAAAGTAAAAAGTATCTTTGTACGCAAAATTCAATATATGCCGAGTTACAAGAAGAAGCCTACCCGTAGCGAGAAGCTACGTATGATGGAAAAAGTCCAGGCCAAGCGCATAGACGACTACAGAGTACACAAGCACCTGAAGGCTGACCCATACAACATCCTCAAGCTACTCAACCACGTTCTTATAGACGCCAAGCATAATTACAATATAGATACAAGAGAGCTGTGCTTCCTGCTGTTCATCTACGACCTAGAGATGTTCTCCCTTGAATACATACTGCCTACATTCGGGTACACAGGCCGACAGGACAACTTTGTAGACATAACACTGTACCCACTCATCCAAGGAGGATACGTACGCAAGTACTCCCCGGCACAGGACACGGACCTACCAATCATAATGGCTAGAAACAACAAACAGACTACTAGGTACTGCATCACCGTATCTGGACGCAAGCTAGTGAAGCGATACCTTGACAAGCTGCACGGCAGAGAGAGCATCTTGGTCGACGAAAAGACCCACTTCAGAATGTTCCTTCTCGGAGAGGAGTGATGTTAATAGATTCTTCCTATCAGAATACACAGATACAGCATAGAATGAATCTGTTCACCCGTGCTATGATAGGTTTTAACTATTTGACTTTGTCATTTTTTTGCCGTAACTTCGCAGAGAGCGAAAGCAGGGCGAGCAGAAGCTAAGCGAGCCCGTACCACTCAGGATGCTTGAAGAACGAAACGAAAGCACCGCTTCAGGGCGTCGGGAAAGCGGGCGCACAACGCCCCGCTGAAGGAGACGACCGACACTCGCTTCGGTAACGCAGAATGCTCTTCTCTCAGTTACTCCGTGTTAACGAGGGCAACTATACCCAAAGCATAACCAGCACCCACTATTGCTAAACTCCTGCAACACAACTCAGTTGCAACAGACTTACGCTTGATTTTTGGGGTGAGTTATATAGATGGTGGGGAGAATCGCGCTCTACAGCCGTATCCAACCCCAACCCGAAACGGAATGCCGAACCCAAGCCCCCTCGGTGCAATCGATTGGTTTCAAACGATTTGGCTTTTTGTATCGTGTACCTAGTATGGTAACTATTCTAGCGCCGCATTAGACTCAGGACGGAATGCTAACCGGTAGGCAAAAGCATCCTATAATATATATTATGTTAATTACAACTTTTAGGAGCCTCTACCCTACCCTGCTCCTGATTGGAATCGGACGTTGGCTCGAGTCCTAAAGACGTATCCAACAACCCCCACAAACTCCCACATTACCCCACACTTCAGCCTCATCCCTGACACCTTCCCCAACCTTTGCTCGACAGGAGCGAAGCGACAGGTATATAATAATAATGACGCACGTAAGAGTCGTGCTGATTAAACTAGATTGAAAATTTTTCTCGGTGATTATCAACGAGTTAAGAGCCTAAATCAAAAAAAGTTTTACAAACACTTGACATCGCTATCCCGATTATCGTACGTTTGCAATGTCACCGACCGACAGCGCCCACCGAGATAGGGAAACGAGTCAGAGTCACCTCGAGGACGAAGCCGCAAGGCGGGCCGAGGAAGATGGTAAGCGAGAAGCGTGCCTTGGGGCTGACCCCATAACCATAGTGACCACCGACCTTACGGCCTTTGGCTGTGGTTGCGCTGAATGACTCTTAGGTACTTTGATACACGACGAGCGGTAGTGACCACGGCTGAGCGTCAGGGTTTCGAATGTGGTGGAGCGCCTTGGCGCATTGGTTCTGAGAACATAGACTACGCTAGACGCCTAGACGATTAGATGCTGTTTGGTTCGGTGCCTCTGCCGCCGACAACCCGCTAGAGATTGCGACCAAGGGACGCGTCTCACATTAGCCCACGATAGGATACCGGCAGAGTGATGGTTCGATTGGGGGCGGCACACTTCAGGTGTCGCGGGTTCGTGACCCACCGCCCTCTCAAACACTATTCATCCACTAAACACTAAACACGATGATTTTTATTCCTGCTAAACAATCAGACTACAACCGGCTTGCGTTCACATCACGTAAGTCAGTATCAAAGCGTTCTACCGGCTCGAACTTCGTTGCCCGTGAGCGTGATATCCTGCTCGGCACTACCCGTGCTGTAGTAAATGCTGTTAACCAACTCACCGCTGAGTACTCCAATACTCGTTTGGTGTACGTCTGCAAGTAATCAACCTTAAAACCATTAAACACTATGAAAATCTATAATTTCTTTTATCGAATCCAAGAGAACGGAACGACGATAGAAAAACCATTTTGTGACGTTAGCGGTCAGTTCGAACCGACCGAAACCATCCAACACGAAGTACTAGAAGACCTCCTTAAGCAGGGCGTCATTACGGCATTCGGATGGACCACTACGCTTCCATACTCAACTTCAAATAACTAATAATATGGACCAAGTATCTCAAATCATTGCCTACGAGTCAGGAGAACTCACTGACCAAGAAATCGTGTACCTGTTCGCTGACCTAGTTAAATCAGGTATGGCGTGGAGCCTGCAAGGGCACTACGGACGCACTGCTCACCTGTTAATCAGGGAGGGCTACATCGACTTCGAGGGCAATGTTTCTTTGGCCGCTCTAGAACTTTAACCAACCACTAATTCACTTTTTAAATCTAAACATTATGGAAACTGCAATCAATTACAGCAACGGAGACCGAGTAATATATAAACCCGGAGAAGGTCACCTACCGGTAAAGGGCGGCGTAGGAAAAAAGGCTACTATCGTCGATGTCGAGAACGGACTCATTCAGTTCGACAAAAATGTCGGAGGACACGAGGGCTCGGCCGGACTTCCTAGTGGAACGGGATGGTATGTCAACCTTGAGAGGGACGTGGTGCCTGTCAAGCGTGGGCGTCCAATTAAGAAAGAGGCCGATAAGTATGACGAGGTTCTCTCTGAAATTGCTAAGTCACTAAAGGCGCTTGAGCAAGTAGATATCGACGAGTTAGTTGCTGAAATCAAAGCACGTTCTGAATCTCGAAAAGTGAAATCTGAGGCTGAACAATACTTCGACTTCGGAGACTCTCACGAATTAGGGATGTCGACGTGTGAGGGTCCGCTGTACATCCGATACGGCCTTGCTGACCCGTACTTCGAGGGTCGTGAGTTAGGCTTCAATACCGCCGACTACGAGATTCGTATCAACGACCTTGTGATTCCTACAGGTGCTGTGCTCAGAGCAAAGAAGAAGTAATCTTCGGTGGGTGTGAATGGTTTATGCGGGTTCGATTCCCGCCACACCGCAATGTTCAATTAATTAACTAAACACTATGAAACAGGAAATCAATAAGGTACTAGTTGCCTACGGCGAATACATTAAGGCTGTATCGGCTTTCAGGGATGCTACTGACGAGAGCGTACGTAGCAAACTCATCGACTTCTCCATCATCGAGCAGGCCACTGCTGACCTTGGCGAGCAGATACTAGGAGCCAATAAGACCATCGAAGAGCACGAGGTTCGTGAGAAGCGAACTAAGGAATATCAAAACTCCTACGGCGTGTTCATCATCGCCGACAGGCTTCAGTACTTCAAGAGCGACTATGACCTTGACGAACTATGGGATGAGGCTGTTGAATTATACCTTCAGTTCCTTGACAGCGAGTTCAACGTCTCCACCAAAAGCGAGATGGACTGCATCACCGATTTTTTAGAACATAACGAATTACTCTAATGGAAATTACCTGCTTCGAATGCTCAGGGACTATCAACGAGTCCACTGACTTCTACACCTTTAATATTATAGGTGAGACTATCTGCGATTCCTGCGAGCGAAGCCATTGGGAAGGCGCAGTACGTGTGATGCACTACGACCCAAAGTCAGAAGACTTAATTGGTTACCTGCACTGCTACTCACTAGGTCAAACCCGTACGTCGGAAGACTTCGAAGAGTGCGATACTCCTGCGCCAATTGACTACGTTCAATGGAAAGCAACCGACGCGTGGCGCGGCTACGCGGACGTTCAGTACAAAGACAACTTCGAAGTGGTAGCCAACGGGTGGGCCACAGGTAACTACGACGACGTCAAGTGGAAGTGGGACTTCAATGAGTTCTACGAAAACATTCAAGATGGAACGCTAGTCCCTCCCGTAGACGTGTGGTTTGTATTCGCTCAGACGAGTAATGTATTCTCTACTGCTGTAGACATCGTCGTTCACAATCATCAAGCGGCGACGTTCCTGAATTGGCTTGCCGATGAAGCAGGAATGACCCGCAATGAACTCTTGGATGCCTTGAGTTAAAGAAACCCTCCGTGCAGGGGATGTGTTTAGTGTTTGGTACTAGGGTGGCACGGCACCCTTTTCCTTTTTTCTTAAAACTATGCCATACATCGTTTCATTCAACCCCGACACACTCCGGTACGACATCTACGACGTACAAAAGTGTAGAGTAATGGCCTCCTACTTCGATAGGGACCAAGCCTTTAACGACGCCAAAAAACGTGAAACATTTAGAATCAATAAAAAACAATTATGAAAGACGAACACATTAAGTACTTAGTACTCCGTATTCAAGCCCTTACCGACTACAATAAGAAGTTGGAGGAAAAAATAAAACAACTAGAGTCAAATCAAGCCGATGGCAAACTATTGCAATAACTTCGTCAAGTTCAAGTCGTCAAACAACGACGTCTTCGAGCAAATTAAAAAAGACATCGAGCGCTACACAAAAGTTCTCTTTTGGGACGTAGAGTTTGACCAACAGGAGGACAATGTGCTGTTCGCTCAGGGCCCTACAAAATGGGTTCCACCTCACGAACTCCTGACGGAACTAAGTAAAAAGTACGATGTATCAATACACAATGAATACGATGAAATTCAAGGAAACTTTGCAGGACACACTTATTATGAATGCGGAACTAAGTTCGACTTTAGTCTTCCATTCTACGAATACTTTTTCTACAATAACCCTGATGAGTTCCAATACCACCTTTCAAACTTTATTCTTTCGATGCGGCACAACTCAGACTTCGACTATGCCGTAGACCTTTTAACTATGGGATGGGTTAACACCCCTGACTCAGACACCCTCAACTACATTAAGGAAGTATACACTAAAACCCAATCACTAATCTCTAAATCAATTTAAAAATGGAAATCAATCAATTCGGTCAACTCGTTGACACCCACAACTCGCTCGTTTCTGCCAAGGCTACTGCCCAAATGCTAGACTCTTTCGGTCTCAATTGGATAGTCGAAAAGCAACCACTACTTCTCCCATCAGGGACGGAATCAGGTTATTTCGGAGTGGTACGAAAGGACACTGAGACAGTGTTCACTACTGCCACCTCTCAGTATGAGGTCTTTCAGAACGAAGAACTGGCAGAACTAGTACAGGAGGTTGCTCAGACACTCGGCTCAAGCATCGCTCGAGGCGGCCTGTTCAACGACGGCGGTAAGGTATACCTTCAAATCCCTATGGAAGACAAGGTTATCGGTACCGACCTAGTAAAGCGCTACGCCACAGCAATCAACAGCCACGACGGAACTACTGCTCTTCGTTGGGGTGCGTCAAGCGTTACTATCTCTTGCAAAAACTCCTTCAATGCTGCGGCAAAGGACCTAAAGGATAGCGTCCGCCACACGGCAAATATGCGCCGCGCCGTAGAAGAATCTCTTCGTGCCATCCAAGGTATCAACGACGCTGACGCTACGCTCTACGAGGTGTTCCGACGTATGGCTGACAAGCAAGTACGACAGCCTGACATTCAGCGTGTAGTAGATGCTGTTGTAGGTGTAGATATCCTCAAGTCTGCCAAGACTGCACGTGACGAGTACTCTACTCGACGCCTGAACCAAGCGCAGGACCTGAGTGTGTCAATCGCTAAAGAGATGTCTTACAAGGGCGATAACCTTTGGGGACTATTCTCAGGTGTGACCCACTACACTACGCACAAAGCCGGTCGCGAAGGCAGCCGCGAGGTGTCTAAGATGACGGGCTCTCTGCAGAAGACTGACCAACGTGTGTTCAATATTCTAGCAGAACTAGTATAAGAGGTGGGGCTTCGGCCCCATCTTTTTTCTTAATTTTAAGAAAACTATGTATATGATACTTTCTGAGAATGATTTCACATCTATGGTGTTTCGGTTTGCTTTCGAGCATAACGGTGCACATAGAGAATTCGACGTACAACCTGAGGGCAGGTGGCAGGTCGAATGCGCTACTGACAATGACGGACAAGAGTACATTTTGGTCATTGAACTAGACCTAAACGACCACGTCAATGCGTACGTCGAGGCCATTACCTTGACTGACTTTCTTATCGCCGATGAGGCAGTAGGAGAAGAAATGTTCTCAGACTATGTATTCAGTAAAGTATGTGGTCTAGAAGATGGCACGCTAAGTTTAATCTTAAGTAAACCGAATGAGAAATCTGATTAAAAAAGTGCTGTTCACAATCATCTTCATTCTAGGTTCGGTATATGTCGGCTCTATGCTTGATAATGAGCCAATTATAGGGGTGATTACGATGCTTGCAGCAGTCGCGTTTTACGGAATTGGAGAGCGAGTCGGGATATTCTGACTTGCTTTCTAGTTCAATCTTTTGTATATTTGTATCACTAATTTATTGAAAATGTCTACATATAAGTTCAAATCAACCAACATCAAGGGTAAAGAGTACGTAGAGGTAAATCAACGACTTCTTTACTTCCGCAACGAACCAACTTACGTAGGATATAGCATCGAGAACGAGATAGTCGCAGTAGACTCTGAGTCGTGTATCGTAAAGTCTACCATCCGGAATGCTGAACATCGAGTAGTGGCTGTTGCTCACGCTCAGGAGGATAGAACCTCTTCGCATATCAATAAGACTAGTTACATCGAGAACTGCGAGACCTCTGCTGTTGGGCGAGCCCTTGCTATGCTCGGTATCGGTATCGAGACCTCGATTGCATCTGCAAACGAAGTTCAGATGGCTGTAGCCAAGCAGGAAATCGCACAAGAAAAGAAAGAGGAGACTCTATTCGAGAAGTCTGTTAACTACATCAAAGGCGCTAGCAATAAGAAAGAGGCCCTTGAGCAAGTGCTGACTAAGTACGGAACTGAGTTCTCAGACAAACAAAAAGAAGCCCTAACCAAATTTGTGAAATGACCCAAGAATTACCTGTGCAATTAGTCGAGCCCATCACTAAGAGCACCAAGTATTTCGGTGTCGACCCAAAGGTTAAAAGTGCTAAGAGAAGAGTAGTAAATGCTCGTATGATGGTAATCAATTACCTGATTCGCAACCTAGGTGTATCAAATGCAACTATCTGCGACATCTTTAACATCAAGCATACGCTAGTTATTTACTACCTTAACCGGCACGAAGAACTAGTCGTGTCAGACAACGTGTACCGAGATACATATATTGCGTACAAATCCTTTCTTTTTAATTAATCAAAACCCCCTCTTATGCAAGATAAGAAAGACGAGATGGTCGGCTACGTAGAGACGCCCACTCTTAACCTTCGATTCAGCCTGTCTAAACAGGATATCGAAATCATCAGTAAGAATATGACCGAAAAGGGTCGTGCCTTTCTGACTGTTCGTGCAGGCGTTGCCAAAGAAAGCAAGAAGCCTTACTCGATTCTTAGCGTATGGGACCCGGCCTCAAAGGGTAACGTATCTATTAAGCAGAGTAACGACGATATGCCGTTCTAATGCTCCTCGAAATATCGAGATTGCTATGCCTTGAGTGGGGGATGATTCCGTTATCGGATAAGTCCCCCATTTTTGTCTTAGCAAAGGATGGAAAAGAATATGCTATTGGTATTGCAGTCGCAAAGCCCGATAGTTTTATCCTAAACTTCGAGCCTTTTGGAGATTCTATTATGCCAAATTTCTTGGCTGTCTTGGTAATTGGAAAGGCAAACGATAACTTTATCGTAATAAAATCAAAGGGTCACGAGGCTGCCATAAGAAGCGGCTCGCTGAACGCAAAAGAAATTGTTGAAGACATCATCTATAAAAACAGGATTGAATATGAGTAGCGGACCAGGTTCTGATATGGTATTTGTTTGGTGGGACGACCCAGGAGACAGCCAAAACCACGTAGATAAGCAATGCTCTTGCGATGGTTGGCGTAAGGAACTCCAAGAGAAAGAACTCGGAGGGTGCTGTAACCACGCAAGGCAACAGGACGAAGACGAGAAGGCTGAAGAACTTCGTTGGAGAGCAATTATGCAAAACGGAAACGAAGGAACCCATTACCCTGAGTACAAAGATTATATGGATGACTCTGACGAAGAGTAATCAAATGCTCTCGTAGCTCAATTGGATAGAGCAACGCACTTCTAATGCGTAGGTTACAGGTTCGATTCCTGTCGGGAGTACCAAATAAAAATGTAATGACCAAGTATACTAACCGATACGGAGACGAGTTCACGTTTGAGAAGAACGAGAACGGCAACATTGACTGGAAGGGAGACCTGAAGTACACACGATACGGATGGAACGACGACGACAAAATCATATTCGTTGACCCAAGCGGGGGACCATATATACCTGTCGGCACGAATATGTCGCTGTATGGGCTTGATGGAATCGTATCAGGATTCGTTGACCACGGCGACTATTGGGAGATTCTAATTGAGGATAAAACGCTATGAGCAAAGACGCCATCCACAAACGAGGTAAGCAGTTCTGTCAGTACTGCAAAAAAGAGACGATGCATACACCAAAGCTTGGCCTTGTAATGCAAGGCAGGCGGCTGTGCGAGCAGTGTAACAGGTCTAACGATTTTGCAAGTGATAACCCGCCAAAAGCAGAAATAAAATAGAGTTTTGGCATATTATAAAACCAACTAGAAATGAAACGACTAACGAGAGAACAAAAGAAGGAGAAGGCAATGATTGACATCGTCAATAAGATGTTTGAGATTGCTGGACACGATGTAACCTACGACGACATCGTAGGCGTAGACGAGTGGTGGCAGAAGTACACTATGACTATTGCTCAGGGCGAACAACTTGAGGAGTGGGGCAAGCAGTACCTTATGCGAGAACTCAAGATGCGAGCAGTCTATGCAGAGAAGGAGATGCAGTGGTTCAGTGTAATGTGGGGGCTGAAGTATTCAGACTTTGACGAACACATCAAGAGTAAATTAAAATGAAAATAGAACTTCAACCATACTGTCACACCTGCGGAGACGGGTGTTGCGATGAATACGGATACAACGTACTTGTAGACGGAAAGATAATTGGGTCTATTGGAGAAGATGCTCAAGAGTTAGCAGACCTCCTAAATGATACATTTATATCATAATTTTTTTCTGAAACCTAAATACATTTGTCAGACCGAGAAAGCCTGATGCGGTTAAATGAGGGCACACTTTAAATCTAATTCAAATGAAAAAAGGAACATTAGTCTGGGTACTTGCTGAAGTAAGTGAGTACCAAGAGACCAACACTGATGAGGATACTATCATTGTAGAGCCTCAAGGAAGGAAGGCATTGCCTTACTACGCTCCTGCTGAGGTGGTCATAAGGCTCACGGATGATGAGATTTGCGACCTAGAGATGAAAGAAATTATTTAACACCAACAAGGAATTAGAACTCCGCCCGCTTATGGCGCATTAGGATTCAGCAAGCGGAAAGCTACCGCCCTGATTAACGGAGTCTTTTTCTTTAACACCAACGAGAAATGAGAACACCAAAAGAGAAAGCAAAGGAATTATTTGAGAAATTCCTATTTTATACATTGAATGATTTTTCAGATGAAAACTTTGAACAAACAAGGCAATGTGCATTGGTTGCAGTTAATGAGATGTTAGGTCTTGGCGCAATAGTCGGTAGTGATTTATCAGACTCATTCTACATCTATTGGGAAGAAGTAAAACAAGAAATTAAAAACCTTTAAAACCTACGACAAATGAAACAGACAGCAGTACAACTTGTTTACGACTTAGTTAAATCGGGACTGACCGCTAAGGAGATAGTAAACGCCCTTTTAGCAGATGAGAAGTTAATACTTGAGAAGGAGAAGGAGATTATCGTCGACTTCACCATAAAGCACAGCGATGACAAGGTCGAAAAGATTGACTATGATTATAAAAGAACCTTTAATATCAGCGATAAAATGAAAACACCAATCGAAATGCTGAATGCTATAATCCAAATGCAAGAAGCGCACTCTGGACGTGCATTCGATACACATATGGCATTAAATGAGCTTGCTAAAGAAGCAAAGGAAGTGGTAAAATCTTACACAGAAAACGAGAAATGAAAAACTACTTTTCACGATTGAAGAATCACGCAGGGTTACCGCTTGCTATTGGTATTGCGTTATTCCTTTTTGCCTACTCATATCTTACCAAACCTTTAGCTGACAGTATTGCTTTGGGATTGTTTTGCAGTTCGCCAATATGGTTAACGGTATTGATTTCAAACTTTTTTAATGACTAACACCAACGAGAAATGAAACAAGAAGAACCAAGCAACGATATGTGCGAATGCAAAGTCCCACAACCACAAATCAAAGTCAGTGAAAATGGAACATATGCTTACTGCACAAAATGTATAAGAACAATTAACAACAACAAGAAATGAAAAGAACACTAATTATTTACAACACAAAAGAGACTACACAAGAAGAAGCAGCACACCTTCTTGATATCCTTAACTGCGATGATTCTATGATATGGGATAATGCAGATAGATGCGGAGTAGAAATTATTGAAGTACCAACAGATAAAACAAAAGATAAATGAAACAGACAGCAGTAGATTGGTTAGTCCAAGAATTATCTAAAAAGGGGGATTACGGACTAGGTTTTTATTTAGAACACAAAGACGAAATAATCCAAGCCAAAGAAATGGAGAAGGAGCAGATGTGCGTATTTTTTCAATCGTTTGAATACGAATACTTCAATGGCAATGTTTCAAGCATAGACGAACACTATGACAAAACCTTTAAACCCAACGAGAAATGAAAACACAAACACATCAAGAGTTGATATCTATTGCAGACAAACTCTACCGAGAGCAAAACCCAACGGGAACTATGTGTACACCCAATAGTGTATATATAACAGTGCTTGAAAATTGGTACCCTAAATATGTAGAATCTAAAAGCGAATTAGATTTCTATGACTACTGCTATAAAACCTACGACAAATGAAACAGACAGCAGTAGAGTGGTATGAAAATGAAATCAATGCTTTATTTGATAAATATGAGAATAAAGAAATTTCAAAAATTGAGTTTCTGATAATGAAGCACAACCTTTTCTACCCAGCCAAAGAAATGGAGCAGGAGCAAATGATTGATTGGTATGCTACGGGGCAGGCAGATACAGTAAATATGTATGAGCAACACCTCAACAAAAACTCTAACACCAACGAGAAATGAAACAGACGGCAGTAGAGTGGTTACAACAGGCGTTGGAAGACACGATATTAACGCACGAACAGATTATGCAAACAATTGGTTTATTTGAGCAAGCTAAAGATATTGATGCAGAGCGTGCTTATGGTATTTACGAAAAGTGGTTTTGGGATAATTTACCTTCAAAATCGTCTTCTGAAGGGAAATTAAGCCAAAAAGAGTTTTATAACAGATATTTTAAAATGAAACAGACAGCAGTAGAATGGCTTGTTAATATGTGGGAGATGCAAGGTACAATCACACCACTTGATATTAGAGAAGCAAAAAGAATCGAGAAAGAGCAGATTGAAGATGCTTTTGAAAAAAGTAGGCTAACGCACCCAATGATTGGATTTAAACACAAAACATTTAAAGACTACTACAACGAAACCTTTAACACCAACGAGAAATGAATGAGGTTGACATCTTCATCAATCGTATGAGGCGTATCGGTATTGAGCTTGAGCTGATGGGTAACATCCCTTGGATATACCTTATCTCAGTAAACGGCAATAGACTACAGGAAGAGGACTGGGATGCCAACTACGGCTTCACCATTGCTTGGTATCCAGTGCGTGTCGGAGAAACCTACAAGCTGGCTGATGTCAAGAGAACATTTGAAGTAATACGTAAGTACAAATGAAAACAGAAGAAGAAAAGTGGGAGCTGATAAAGAAGTTGGTGTATGATAAGATTCGTCATACGTTCCACTCTAGCAGCGTTCAGTTCCTAAACAAACAGCAGTGCGAGAAGGTCGCTGACTTTATCGTAGAGCTGTCAAAAAATGAAACTCAACTCGGAGAAAATCCGAATAACTAAACAAAACCTGACAATGAAAACATCAAACAAATACCCAAGCGTTGGATTCTCTGGATTCCTAACCATTTTATTTATTGCCCTAAAGCTTACCGGATACATCACTTGGTCTTGGTGGTGGGTATTATCTCCAATGCCAATTCAATTTGCTGCTGGGGTAGTACTTATAGCTACTGGTGTCATTCTTCAAAGACTATGGAAATGACAATCAAAACAGGAAAGTACTACTCCCAGTGGGGATTCGGTGTATCGTTTGTCAACTACACCAAAGGTATGTGGTCAATAGTAGTCGACCTTGGTCCGTACTACATTGACTTCTACAATATGAACGGTAACAAAGGCGACAACCTTGAGGCATTCAACGAGTTCTACAAGAACATCGACGATGACTTCGGTCCTGCTCCGGCCTGCGACAAGTGCGGAAAGGAAAGCGAGTCGTGGGATGATATTATGTACAACATAGAGTCCGCAACAAAGTGGGAATTGTGGTGCTACAAGTGTGTTGATGAGAAAAATAAAAGCAAAAAGAATGAAAAATCCTAGACTGATTGCTGAACAATACAAAAAAGCGCAGTACTTTCGCAACGTCTGTATGTATAACAGGAAGGATGCTGAGGCTAAGTACTGGGAAGGATACATAGACGCATTAAGTTTAATTTTAGAAACAGAGAAATGACAACAGGAGAGCTGTTCCTCGCAGTAGAGGACTGGGCTAGAGACCGCAATTTGCTCGAGCCAGAATACAAAAGCCGTCAGGCACTTAAGGTAATGGAAGAAGTCGGTGAGACGATGGCCGCACTTGCTCGTGGAGACAAGGAGAAACTTGCCGATGGCATCGGAGACTCAATTGTCACAATCATCATCCTCGCCGCTCAGGCAAACCTAAGCGCTCACGACTGCCTTCAGTTGGCTTACAACGAAATCAAAGATAGAAAGGGACGTATGGTTGATGGAGTCTTCATCAAAGAATAATGTATCCCATATACTATCTTGAGATAGAAGTATCTATTCGCAAAGCAAAAAACACTTTTACTAAGTCTACTTGGGCCGTATCTAAGTACGACAACTCGTATGACATTATGTCTAAAGACAAAAAGACAATGGACAGACTTGACGAGGAGTTGTATGGCTCTGCTTACAAAGGCGAAAAGCGAATAGCAATAACTAAAGTTAAATCTATTAAAAAAGTTGGAGACTCAGCATTCCTATGAATAAACGAGAATACATTGTGAGCCTTTACTCTGGTCACGATGATGAAGGCATTTTGTTTGCGGAGGGACTTGATGAAGCAATCATCGGAATATGCCCGTCGTCTTTTCGTGTAGTATACTCAAGGTCGAAAGTCATTGACATATTGGCTAACGATATGAGTCTAGAGGAGGCTGTTGAATTTGCAGAGTACAACACATTTAGCGCTTATGTCGGAGATAAAACTCCAATATGGGTCGAAGACTTTGAATGGAACAACTAATGAAAACAACAGCAGAACAGATTGTAGAAGAGGCAAATGCCGTACGTGATTTACTACTACAAAAGAACAAAGCGTACGGAGACTCAGCGCTAAAGCCTGCAAACATCTTTGCTAGGGGCTCGGCAACTGAGAACATAGCGTGTAGAATCGATGATAAATTGATGAGAATCAAGAACAAAGGATTCAACGATGAGACTGAGGACACCATACAGGACCTCATTGGTTATTTAATCTTACTTAAAATCGCAATAGCAAATGAGCGTTCTCAAGAACACAGTAACGATATTCAAGGACATTCTTCAAAAGGAGAATCCACATCATATTTCAGTGGAGTTGGCACTCCAACGTATTCGAACGGGGAAGTCGTTGACTACCATATCGGAACTGAGGTCCGGTGATAAAACACAGAAAAAGAAACTACCTGTAGTGCTTTGGAGCGGCGCTTTCTTAGAGCGCAAAGACTCGGCATTACACGACCACAGTGGGCTTATTGTTATCGACCTTGACCACGTCGACGTAGATAAACTAAAGCCAGTACTTGCTACTGATGAGTACGTTTTGTCTTGCTGGGTATCTCCTAGTGGTGACGGCCTAAAGGCGTTGGTTCAAGTAACAAACCCGGAGCGCCACAGAGACCACTTTAGAGCCCTTCAGGCATACTTTGACAAGCAATACGGAATCGATATTGACCCTAGTGGAATCAATGAGTCTCGCGCCTGTTTCGAATCCTACGACCCGGATATTGTAATCAAAGATGAGACTAAGGCATTCGGTCATATCTTGACCGAGCAGGCGGCTACCAATCAGGAGTCTAAGCAGGTAGAAAACTACACAGACTACCATAAGCTAAACATTGCGGCTCGTATGATTCGTAATGCTCCTGACGGAGAGAAGCACGCTACACTCTTAAAGGCTTCTATTCTTTGTGGTGGATACGTGTCTGCAGGAAGGATGGAGGAGGATGAGGTAATCAGAGTCCTTCTGCGTGAGATTGAAAAGAGAGATATCGATTCAGTCGAGACAGCACGTCAGACCATTCGTGATGGCGTCGAACAAGGAAAGAAGCTTCCTATTCGTGAGATTGTAGAGCAAGAAGACAAGTTCCAACGTGAGATGTTAATCAACGATGGAGATATGTCTTTTGTATCTTCTGACGATGAGGACTTCAGATGGATTAACGACCTAGCTGAAGGCAAGGTTGAGATTGGCCTGGACACTGGCAATGACCACCTTGACAATTACTTCAGGTTCAAAAAAGAGTTCTTGATTATCAACGGACACTCTAACGTGGGTAAGACCACGTTCATTCTGTTTATGATGGTAACGTCGTCTATGCGTCACGGATGGAAGTGGATTGTTTATTCGTCAGAAAACAGAACTGCATCAATCAAGTACAAGCTTATGCAGTTTGCTACCGATATGCAGTTAAAGCATATGAACTATGCTCAGAGAAAAAAAGCTTTCGAGTGGGTACAAAGCCACTTCACTGTAATCTCGAACAGGCAGGTTTATAGTTACTACGACCTTATAATCTTTGCAGAGAAGTTAATCAAGAGTCAGCCAGTAGATGGATTGTTTATTGACCCATACAACAGCTTGAAGATTGATTTGGCTCACGGTTCTGCAATCAGTACGCACGAATATCACTACGAAGCAGCGTCTGAACTTCTGACGTTCGCTAACGCTAAGTCTATTGCTGTATGGCTTAACACACACGCAGTGACTGAGGCACAGCGAAAACTTGGTGAAGACGGACACCCCGTTGCACCTACAGCGGCAGACACTGAAGGTGGCGGTAAGTTCGTGAATAGGGCTGATGGATTCTTGTCGTTACATAGAAAAATTCAGCACCAGGACGAGCCTACACGTAGGACGATTGAGTTCCACGTAAGGAAGGTACGTGAGGTAGAGACCGGAGGACAGCCAACTGGTTTATATTCTCCGGTACTGTTTGAAATGAGCCGTCAGTTTACTTCTTTCGGCGCCCTGCAGGGGTCGAATAGTAGGCTGTTTATCCCGATATTCGAACAGCGTCCTGTGCAGACTTTAGTGCTTCCGAGTGAAGATATATCTGATATCTTTTGATATCTCGCTATGGGTGAGTATATTTGCTTATGTATAAACGCAATAAAAATGCAAAAGGTAAATCAAAAGCAAAGCCGAAAGGCCAATACAAGTCCAGCCTCGAAGCGTACTGCGCCGCAGCGCTCCAAGAAGCAGGAATCAGTTTTGAATACGAAAAACATAAGTATGTATTACAAGATTCTTTCAAAGGCCCAGGCTGTTATTACAAGTCTGTTCCAAAAAAAGGAGAACTTGTGGACGGTTCTAACAAAACAGTCCTCCAAATAATATACACACCTGACTTTGTTAGCTACGAGAAGAAGTTTGTAATAGAAACCAAAGGTTATGTTATGTCTGACGACTTCCCGTTGCGATGGAAAATGTTCCTTCGTCACTGCCGTGAAAACGATATGTACGACTGGAAGTTCTTCATCCCGAAGAACAAAGCACAAGTAGACGAGGCTATTAAATTGATATCAGATGAAAATAGATGAACTTTCAAGAATGTACTTCATTGCTTGCGACTTTATTAGCGACGCGACAATAGAGTTATACGAATCCTTGCACGAAAGCGATGGGACCCCTAAGCAGGACCACGATGAAGTAAAGGTTTTGGTAGACAACTATTCTAAGCAAGTTAAGATTGAGCTCGAGTTAATTCGTGCCGCAATCAAACAGCATAGCGAAGGACACTAATGTTCACTATAATACTTCTTGATGACCTGAATGGTGTAAATTATCATCGGGTTATGGTCCCTGTTGAAAATCTTATGAGACAGGGATTTGATAATGTTCATCTTGTATCTGACGCCACCGAGATGTCTCAGATGGATTTGACGCTAGTTGACAACGTGGTAATACCAAGATGTCTACCTGCAAAAAACCATCATATGTTCCGTAAGATTATGAAGTCATACGGGATAAAGATTATTGTAGACATAGATGACTATTGGATTCTGAATAAAGACAACTTCAACTACAACATATGGAAAAATCATATGTCGTCGATGATTCAGAAGACAATAAAGATTGCAGACGTCATATGGACTCCATCTGAAGTCTTGGCAAAACATATCAGCAGACTCAATACAAAAGCGGAAATAGTAATAGTTCCGAATGCTATTGACCCGGCTGCTGAACAATGGGCGCTACCTAAAACAGAATCTGAATCTTTGAGATTTGGATATACTGGTGCTGGGGCCCACAATAACGATGTAGATGAGATAGGATACACTTTTGAAGATAAGATTCTCTACTGCACCAACGTAGAAAGATACGTGTCTAAGCTTAAGGCTAGCCATCCAGTAGACTGGACTGATATGTTCCACTACGGAAGCGTTTACCAAGACATAGACGTTGCGTTGGTTCCATTAAAGAAGAACACTTTCAATGAGTGTAAATCGGACCTGAAGCTTGTAGAGGCAGCATTTACAGGTACTGCAGTTATTGCGTCAAATGTTTCTCCTTACAAAGAGAAAATCATTCACGGTTACAATGGTTTGTTATGCTCCACTCAGGCTGAATGGAAAGAAGCTATCGAATCTATGACCAAGGAGAAAGCTAGAGAACTAGCTGCCAACTTGGCAAAAGATTACTTAGTTCAACGAAACATAAAAACCGTAAATGAAATCAGAATTAACAGCCTCACAGGAATCAAAGCACCTATCGTTCACAAAGGAAAGTAACGGGAACTGGTATATCGATTTACCAGATTGGGAAGGTGGCCACGAAGAACTTCAAATGGTTTCCGGAGCAGACGACTTTCTTGACTTCCTTAGTAACAATGGAAAGAAGTGTCATCTCCTGGTATGCGCTAATGGATGCGACCATAAACACGACGGCAAACTTGTAAAGGTAGAAGATACGTCAGATGGTGGAGCTTGGTACGAGCTATGGAATTATGACGGAGTATTCTACGAAAACACCAAATCACGGATGTGGTTATGCTCGGTAACGCAGTATGTATTTGGGGAACTGCCTGATACTATTGCGTTTAACTTAGTGGGATATAATTAGCTGATAAGACGTCTAAAGCGTACATTCGCAATCCTAATTCGGCGGTCACCTCGGTGGCCGCTTTTCGTCTAACATAAACTCAAAAACAATGGGACTCTTTGATGAGAGAATCGAATATAAGCCATTTGAATACCCGGCTTATTACAACGATGGATGGCTTAAGCAGATGCAAGCCTTCTGGCTGCACACTGAAATACCGATGCAGAATGATGTAAAAGACTTCAGAGAGAATCTAACTCCGGCCGAGAAGAACCTTGTTGGCAATATCTTGCTTGGCTTCGCTCAGACAGAGACAGCTGTTGGCGACTACTGGACCACAATGGTAACTAAATGGTTTCCAAAGCACGAGATTAAGCAGATGGCAATGGCTTTTGGTTCGCAAGAAACAATCCACGCTGCAGCATATAGTTACTTAAACGAGACGCTAGGGCTTGACGACTTTGCTGCATTTTTGCACGAACCTGCAACAGCTGAACGATTTGAGAACCTCGTGAACACTAAGGCTGGATACGACCATAACATTTTGAAGATTAGCCCTAAGGCTAGGCAGGATGTTGCTCGTTCTATCGCTGTCTTCTCTGCCTTTGCTGAAGGTGTGGCCTTGTATTCGTCTTTTGCTGTTCTCTATTCCTTTCAGATGAGAAATCTGTTGAAGGGCATTGGCCAACAGATGAAGTGGAGCGTACGTGACGAGAGCCTGCACAGCACGATGGGTTGCGTATTGTTCAATCATCTATGTGAAGAGCACCCTGAGATTCGATTAGCCGTAAGGCCGAAGATTGAAGAGGCTGCTCGTATGGCAGTACAGATGGAGATGAACTACATCGACAAGATGTTTGAAATGGGAGACCTCGAAAATCTAAAGGCTTCAGACCTAAAAGAGTTTATCAAAAAAAGAGCTAATGAAAAGTTGCAAGAGTTAGGTTATGATGCTATCTTTGAATATGATACCGTCGCAGCCTCAGAACTTGATTGGTTTTATCATCTCGTTGGTGGCGTTACTCATACCGATTTCTTTGCTCTTCGCCCCACGGATTATTCGAAAGCAAACGAAGGAGAAGACTTTGAAGCAATATGGGACTAACTCCGATACAAGTAAAGATTCTTAGAGTCGTATCAAGGGAAACCGGTGTTCCCATTAAGGATATGATGTCAAGCAGTCGAAAAGCGAATATTGTGTTCGCAAGGAACATTGCTTACAAAGAGTTCTATAATAGAACTTACATCTCACTTAGTCAGATTGCCGACATCTTCAACAAAGGGAATCACTCAACGGTGGTCCTTGCGTTGACGTCGCTAAGCAATCTACTCAGCACGAGCAAGAAGCATCTGCTTATCTACGAGGACATTGTTGCTAAAATTGAAAAAGAAGAAAAAGTATATGAAGAGAGAGTGGCAAGCTGGAGTTGATTACCCAGAGTGGGGCGATACGGAAGTATACCTCAAGACAATCAGCAAAGGATACCTAATTGGTGATGAGACGCCTAGAGAGGCATATCTACGTGTGGCTAACACTGTTGCGGCAAGGCTAAAAAAACCTGAGCTCGCGCCTAAGTTCTTTGAGTATATCTGGAACAACTGGCTATGTCTTGCTACGCCCGTGCTTGCTAACACGGGAACAGACCGGGGCTTACCGATTAGCTGCTTCGGTATCGACGTAGCGGACAGCGTATACGATATCGGCTCAAAGAACCTTGAGCTTATGCTGTTGGCTAAGCACGGTGGAGGCGTTGGAATTGGAATCAATATGATTCGTCCTTCTGGCTCTCCTATTGGAAACGGTGAAGGGACTACTGACGGCGTCGTTCCATTCTGTAAGATTTACGACTCTACTATCCTAGCTACTTCGCAGGGGAATGTGCGCCGAGGTGCAGCCTCAGTTAACCTAAACATTGAGCACCCAGACTTTGACGACTGGTTGGAAATCAGGGAGCCAAAGGGAGATGTGAATCGCCAAAGCCTTAACCTCCACCAGTGTGCAGTTATCGGAGATAAGTTTATGCGGAAACTAGAGGAAGGTGATGCAGATGCTAGAAGAAAGTGGAGCAAGCTTTTACAGAAGCGCAAGGCTACTGGTGAGCCGTACATTATGTACCGCGGCAATGTAAACAAACAAAATCCAGACGCATATAAGGTCAATGGACTCAAAGTCTATATGACAAATATCTGTTCTGAGATTGTACTTCATACTGACGAAGCGCACAGCTTTGTGTGTTGTTTATCTTCTTTGAATCTTGCTAAGTATGACGATTGGTGTAACACCGACCTCGTCTACCATAGCACTATGTTCTTGGATGGTGTGCTTGAGGAGTTTATCCAAAAGGCTAAAAATCTTAAGGGCTTCGAAAATTCCGTGCGTTCTGCCGAAAAGGGTAGAGCGTTAGGCCTTGGGGTACTTGGATGGCACACCTACCTCCAACAAAAGGGAATTCCGTTTGAGGGGTTGCCTGCTCAGTTCCATACTCGTAGAATCTTCTCTCATATGAAAGACGAATCAGAGAGAGCAAGTAGAGATATGGCACGTATCTACGGAGAACCACTATGGTGCCGTGGAACCGGTATGCGTAATACTCACCTTAGAGCAATTGCGCCAACGGTATCCAACAGCAAGCTTAGCGGAAACGTAAGTGCAGGAGTTGAACCTTGGGCTGCTAACGTATTCACCGAGCAGTCTGCTAAGGGCACGTTTATCAGAAAGAATCCTACGTTGGAGAAGGTCTTCAAGAAGATTGGAATCAATAACAAGGACACCTGGGACCAAATCCTAATCGATGGAGGAAGTGTACAGGGCATTGAAAAACTAAATGCCTGGGGATACGTAAACGGGAAGCTTACAAAGATTGATGATTGTGAAAGCATCGATGACTTTGTGCCTGTTAAAGACGTTTTCAAGACGTTCAAGGAGATTAATCAGCTTGAGTTGATTAAACAGGGTGGAGTTCGCCAGAGATACGTTGACCAATCGGTTAGCTTAAACCTAGCGTTCCCATCAGAGGCCACGCCTAAATGGATTAATATGGTCCATATGGAAGCCTGGAAGCAAGGAATCAAGACACTGTACTATATGCGTACGGAGTCTGTCCTTAGAGGGGACATCGCCACAAAAGCAATGGACCCTGATTGTGTGAGCTGCGACGGCTAGCACAATCGAAAAGCACGCAATTAAATAAAACCCCCAATCGAACCAATGGACGAGCTTATAACCCTGCTCAACGGCGAAGAACGCCTTGCTGCAGATTTAATGGAACTGATGATGGATGACAGTTTCTATTATGGATATCTCGGCAAGCACGCGCTCTCATCTTCTGCGTGCAAGATGTTGCTGGAATCTCCGAAGACATACTACTATGTAACGAAGTATGGCCAGAAAGAGGACACGGCAGCGCTGTTGACAGGGAAGCTCATTCATACTATGATTCTAGAGCCTCAAGAGTTTGAAAAAAGGTTTGATGTTTCGTCTACTAAGGGAAAGACGACAAAGGCATTCAAAGAGCTTAAGGGTGCTTCAGACAAGGCGGTAATCACGTCTGCCGAATATGATGCTGCGATGAGGATAGTAGACGCATTCAACCGAAACGAGATTATGAAAGAGTACTTGAAGGGCTCTACATTTGAGACTCCTGGAATCTCTATGCTGTTCGGGCTTCCGTTCAGGGCTAAGGCTGACATCATAAACTTTGAGCAAGGTTTTATCGCAGACATCAAGACTACGACAGACGTTCAAAGTGGCTTTAGATTCTCAGCTAGGAAGTACGGATATGATATGCAGGCCTACATCTACACTCAGATTTTTGGTATCAGAGACTTCTACTTTTTGGCAATAGATAAAAAAAGTTTAGACCTTGGTGTGTTTACTGTGTCAGACCAGTTTATCTTTGACGGAGAACAAAAGGTCGAGCTAGCCGTAAACAGATTCAAAAAGTTCTTCATCGACGGGCAAGACCTTGACACCTATACAATCGTAGACGAGTTATAATGGATTACAATAGTGACTTCAGGTATGACCTTAAGCTTGGTCAAGTAGGGGAGAATGCTTTAGGAAAGATGCTTTCAGACCACACAATTGAAGTTAAGTTTGACTTTGGAACTCACTGGTCTGGAAACTTCTACATAGAGTACGAATCAAGAGGAAAAGCTTCCGGACTAGCTACTACCGAAGCAAAGTTCTGGTGTTTGATTGCCGCTACAAAGACCGCAGATAAGCAAAGAATAGCTGAGGGTAATTATACGTCTGAAGATGTAATGTATAGCATCATCATTGCTACAGCACGATTAAAAGTAATCTGCGAAAAGCACTTCTACAGAACCGGAGTTAGAGGTGGTGACAATAACACATCATTAGGCTATCTGGTTAAGGCCTTTGACTTGCTGCACCCCCTTCCGTAGCAATCGCATTCTACTGGTTTAGTCTCGCAATATCTGATTGGCTCAGTCTTCGGCTGAGCTTTTTCTTTAGCCCTGACCAACGGAGAGCTTGCGATACAGCTTAGACGACTTTGACTTACTTGTCTTTGTCTTAGCGTGTACGCCTGGCCGGCTCACCTTAGGTTTCTTCTTAAATGTGGTAGCTGTTTGTGTTTTTAGTTTCGCCATTACTTAAATCGATATAAGAACATCATTATAACTAGAGCCGAGGCTAAAAACAAAAGTAAGTAATTCTTGACCTTACCAGTTTTGCTCTCCGGCTGAACGAGCTGCGGGGGGCATTCAACAGATACCTGCTTAGCAACCGGTCTTTCCTTCACCTCTGTCTTTACGATAAGGCGGTCCTGGAATTTAGTAATAACAATTCTTACGGTGTCATTGTCAATAACCGAGGAGTCCTCAGCAGATGGGATAGATACCGTATCAATCAGCGTTATTGGCGGAATCACTATCGTGTCCCATTTCGTAACAACCGTGGGCCTCAGGATAGATGGGTCTTTCTTGACTGCCTGATTCAAGTGCCAGCTCGCGCTGCAGCTTGCTAAGAACCCAATTAGTGATAGGGTTGAGATGGATTTCCATATGTTCATTCTTTGATTCTGTTTTGTTGTTTTGCTACTTCTTTGTAGTTGTAAAGGAGTTGTTTCCATTCTCCGTTCTTAGAGATATCCTTGTAGAGATATTCTAACTCGTATGCCTTGTCCTCATCCGGATAAGACTGGTACCAATCCTGAGCAATAAGCTCTTTCATACGTTTAGTGCGCTCTTCTGCCAGGGCTCTAATCATATCATTAACCTCTTCATTAGTAAATGTGTATTCGATACCAGTCTCCTCGTCTTTGAACTTGCGAGAGTCTAGCTCACGAGGGTATCCTGGAATGACTCTAGTGTCCTGTCCAAGAGTTTCGTAGAGTCTGAATACCTCTTGCTTGTGCGGTTCGTAGATTCTCTTCTGGTATTTGACCGGGTCAAACAGGTGGAACAGAACAGGGTTGGCGCCTTGCGGAGTCTGCTCGATTCCTTCACCCCAGATGTTGTAGCGGACTGGTACGTCGTCGGTAGAGAACGTACGGTCCTTGATTACGTTAGTCAAGCTATTGTACAGGCTGTTCTTGTCGTATAGGTCCGGAAGCTTAGTTCTAGTAGTTCTGTTCAGGGCGCTGAGTGAGTTAGGCAACACAGCAGCACTAGTGGTTCTGAACAAGCTAGTCAGAATGTAGTCTGGGTTGATTTCACCTTGCGTGGTGAGCAACTCAAGAATCTGGTTCGTGTTGGCAAGGAACGACTGCTGAGCCATAAACTGGAATGAAGACATCGTAGTTCCAAGCATCTCGCTCAGGTATAGAGTAGCCATCTCGCTGTACGCCTCGGCCTCCTCGGCTACTGATGTAGGCTTGACTTCTTTGTTTGCCCAGTAAGAAGCTCTAGCTCCGATGATTGCTCCGATAGGTCCTGCCTTAGAGTAATCAATGAATACATCTTCTTCTACGTTCAGGGTAGCGTCCTCACCTTTTAGCTTACGCATAAGGGCTGACACGTTGATGCTATTGTATGGGAACTGAGCGTAGAACAGCTCACGCTCTTTCTTCTCGTCGTCTCCAATACCGGCAGTAGCAAGTCCATTCTTAATCAAGAAGTCCGCTACAGCGTAGATAGAGAATCCTACAGCACTCTTTGCGAGAAGCGTAGAGAAGTCGTCGTATCTGCGATTTTTAGCTGCGATTACAGCTCTACCGATAGCAACAGGAGGGGCTACGTAGTTAAGCGTATCGTAGATAATGTTAGACGGAGTCTTAGAGAACGGAACGATAATGGTAGTCAAGAACGAACCTAAGCGAGTCTTCGACAGCTGAGACAGGATAGTCTGAACAGCAATTGAGAATGAAGTATCTGCCTGGTAGGTAATCTCACGACCCGCCTCACGACCAGCCTTGATTGTAACAGGGTCCGGATGCTTTACGAAGTTGTCAAGAGCCTCACCCTTAAGACCAAGCTTCTTACCTCTTCTGTAAATCTCAACGCCTTCTGCGAATCTAGCAAACGGTCGGTCACCAAGAGTAAGCAGTCTGAACATAACCTCGGGAGCGATTCCAAAAGTGCCCTCAGTTATCTTCTTGAGTCTGTCTGAAATAGCGATGCTTCCGTCTTGAAGTCTAGCTAGCTGGTCTCCTTTGATTACTTCTTTGCCGGCAGCCTTATTGATTGCTGCTGCAATTTTAGTATCGCTGAATGCTGCAACAATAGCCTGAAGCGGAATGAAGCCTTGACGAGACTCGTATTGGAATGTCTCTTCGGTTGGTCTCGTACCCTTGAAGATGTACTCAACAGCCTCGGGAACGCCCATAAATGCAGCCCTCTTGACGCCGAAAATGAATGCTCCGACGCTAGGTGTAATCTCTCTGTTTTTTCCTGACGTGAAAGCTCTCACGAAGTCGATAACAGATGCTACTGGAGCCACGAGGAATTGTCTCGTTGCTACGTTCGCAAGGTTGGCGAATACGTTTACAGATTGAGAAATTGGAGTAAGAAGGTTACCCTTTACTAGAGCTCCGAAGATATCCATCGTAGCCTTAGGGATGGCCGTCATAATAAAGTCATCAAGATTCTTTGTAGCAGCCTTGAGTTCTTTCTCTTTGTTCTTAATCTGTTGGTCAAGCTCTTTGCTCGGACTATGCATTGCCGTGTACATAAGAGTATTGGCCTCCGTCTGAAGATTGAACAGCTTAACAGCAAGGTCATTAAGTTTAACCATCTGAGATTCCGTCAGTCTTCTTCCGGCACGCTGAGCCATAACGACTACAGTCTGAACAATTCCAAGGTGGGTCGAGTTCTTAATCTCACCGAAGTGGCGTAGCATACGGCCCACTGTCGTTCCCATCTTAGACATACGCTCAATCATATCAAGAAGCTTAGCCTCATCTCCTTCGGCTGAGTACCTCTTGATAAGTTCTGCCCCCAATAGAACAGTCACGTTATCTTCGTCGTACAAGTCTACTTTGATGCTTGCGCTGAGCTCGTTTACCTTGTCGGTAGTCATCTCGTTGAGAAGCTCAGGAACAGTCATAAGAGCTAGGCGTCCTTGAATATCCTCAAGCTTCTGTGGCGTGTAGTAGTTGTTCGGGTTCTCAATGATGTCAGCGTAAAGCTTGATGTTTGAATCAGCCATACGCTCAGCAAACTGACGAATCTTATTCTTTGGAGCTTCAAATTCTGGAGCTTCAACAGAAATTGAGAAATCTACACGCTGTTCCTCACCAGCTTTTACGCTTAGGATTCTGCGGCGGATTTCTTCTGCGCTAGCTTTTGTATTGTCTCGGCCAATGAGGCTAGCTCGCTGTCCGACAGATACTGCAATACGTTCTCCACGTTCGGTTGCTCTTCTTGCATTTTCGATTTGTTCATTATTTATTCCTCGTTTTAAAGCGAGTCCGATAGCAGCGTTCTCGTAGTCAGGCTGTTCGTTGTCGCTAGTTTCTGTTGCTCCGAAGTCCTCATCGCGTCCCTCTTGGAAGGTCTGGTATAGAGCCTTTTCAGGGTACCAGTTAACAGCTTGGAGGTCAGCAATAGTAATGTTGATTCCGTACTTTTCCTTGAGTTCTTTCTGAACTTCGTTGAACACATCAATGATGAATGAGCGCTGATTACCACCACTTGGTGCTTCAACTTCACCAGACAAGTTCTTTGAGTAGTTGTTTCCGGCAAGACGTACCTCGTTGAGCTCCTTGGTAGCTGAAATCTCAGCACGCTTGTCAGCGTCGATAGACGCCTTATTAATTGCGTTAGCCTTCTCCTCAAGGGTCATCTTACCGAAGCCCGGAATAACCTTACCCAAAACAGCCTTATCCTTAGTGCTAAGAGTGCTGATTGCATTCTTAAGGCGAGTCTTTCCTGCTGCTAGCTTGGCTGGGTCACGCTTGATAAGTGTTCCAGTTAGACGGCCAAACTGACGCATAAACCAACGGTCCATAGTCAGCTGGTCGAACTCTCCGTTGAGATTCATATAGAACCCGTTTCCAATCTTAGGACCGAAGATAGCAGCTCCGTATACCTCAGTGTCTACAGTGAATCCGCTGAGAAGGCTTTCAGACTTGCCATTCTTGATATACTTCAGGTCTCCGGCACGGAACTTAGAAGTCAAGAACGAAGAGAACTCATCCATCGACATACGCTCAAGGACGGTGTTAACCATCTTAAACGTAGACTTAATCCCAGCGCTCTGCGTTCCGATAGACGTGTTGCTGTCGAACTTACCGTTCTTCTTGTAGTACTCGTACTGGCGGTCAGCCTCTTCGAAGTTTGCAGCTACCTTGTTACCGTTAGACGTGATAGCAAGAGCAATCTTAAATGCGTCAGCAGCATTCTTGTCCGTGTTAAGCTCCGGATGAATGAGAGCCATAATCTCCATTGCAGCACGAGTCTTGTAGTCGTACCATCCTAGAGCGTCAGGGTAAGCCTCGATAGCTACAAGTGTCTCGTAGGTATATGCGTCAACTAAGTAACGCTTCAGGCCTTCGTCAATAGCTTTCTTGCCGCGGCCACCTACTTCGAATGACGTGATTCCGTACTTCTTCTTAAGCTCCTTTTCGTACATCTTAAAGCGCTTCTGAAGCTCCTCTTTGAAGATGATTTTGTTTGGGAAGCTAGAAGCAGCAGCGAAGGAAACAGCATTATTAATGGTGTTGAGACCTTCAGTCACTTCAGCAGGAATGTTGTCAAAGTTGGTGATGGCAAAGCTTACATCAGCGTTGTTCACCGTCTTATTAATCATATCCTCGTAGATAGCTGTTGTCTCTGGCATACTACGGAATACGTACGGGATAGGAATGACGTTTTCGTCATCTTGCGTTACTCCGACAGGGAAGTAGTTACCGAACAGACGCTGAGCGAACATACGGTATACTCCACGACGAAGCTCACCATCGCTACGCTTAGCAGTGTCTGCTTCAAGAGGGGTAAACGAAATTGTACGTACGTCACGCTCAGGGAACATACGACCGATGGCTTTGATTACCTCCGGCATAACAGACAGTGCTGCCCCAGGGTCTTTTAGATTATATCCAGTTGTATTTGAGTGGAATGATACATTAACATCTCCATCAAGGAACATACCGTTTACAGTGTACGTATCATTCAGTTTTGGGATAAACACTTCTACTCTGGAGGTAGCAAGGCCCTCAGTGCCTTTGATTTTGATTCGCTCTACCCTAGTGTTACTTCGTAAATCACTAATAAAATTAGAAGCTATCTTAGCATATGCCCTGTAATCGATGAGGTTAGAGTCGAATGCATTGTATAGCGAAGCATTTTCGACCTGTTGGAAATTAAGCTGAGACAGAGTTGTGCGAACCTTGTAGTCTGGAGATAGATTAGTACGTTTTAACGATACGGTCTTATTGCCAACAAGAAACTCTAATTCTGACATACTTTTTGGGAGTCTGTCAAGGTTTCTCATAGATGGGTATACATTATTGACATCAAATGACTTATCGCTACTGCGTAAGATGAAGTCAGTTATCAAAGATGATATCGCACCTAATCCCATACTTGCCTCCTCTAAGGTTGTCCTTGAATCGCGACTTTTGTCATCAAGCCTATCACTGATATACGAAACAACAAAAAACCCGCCGCTGTCGCCTGGGTCACTCCAGTAGTCAATAAATCCATTTACTACATTTAAGAAGATATCCAGTTCCCTTTCAGCAGTGTATACCATTAAGTTGCTGGCTGTTAATCCAGTACTAGCTATATATTCCTCCGCTTCTTTCTTTGTGTTAGCTAAGATGTCCTTTAGCTCTTCTAATTTCTCGTTTACTAGTCTTTTTGATTCCTCTAAAGATTCAATATCGGAAGGGAATTCTGAAATGTCCCACGCAAGATATGGGGTACGAAGGATTCTATAGAAAGTAAACGAATCAAAATCGTCAGGGTCTACGTTGGCTCTTGCTTCTAGCGCTATGCCTATTAATGACTTATCTGGAGCGTCTAACTCAACAACAGCTGAGAGTAAATCATTAGCGAATGACTTGTTAATAGCATATGGACTATATTGTGGAGATACGTCGAGCAGAACCTCACTATCTTCATATACGGTCGAAATAAGGTCATTTAATTCATTTAGGCCAATCTGAAGAGCTGTTGGAGTTGCGCCAAGCTGTCCGCCGCGTAAGTACTCAGACTTTATGCGCTTAGCTACTTCGGTTCCTGCGTAGATTTCACGGGCCGGGTTGACAAGCAACTCCATAACTCCGTCCATCTTGGTGCTAGGGAAGATGTCAGTGATATCGATACCGATAGCCTCACCGATAAGCTTCTTGTTGCTATCCCAGTTCTTACGAAGAGCCTCGAAGTCTGTTTCGTTGGTCTTGAAGAACTCGACCATCTTGTTGTCAAGGACGTTGCGGATAGCCAAGCGCTTGATGAAGTCTTCATATCCTCCCAAGAACTCTTGCTTGGTCTGCCTGTCACGGAGCTCAGCTTGGTACTTGTTCGTTACTTCTTTAATCTCAGTCTCAACAAGCTCAGGGAACTGCTTAGCCGTCTGGTCCAAAAGACCACGATACAGAGCCATATTCTCCTTAGCGGCAAGCGTAGAGAAAGCATTAGCGAAGTATCCGAATGCTTGATTAAGTTCTTTGTCTTTGGCTACATTGAAGATGACGTAGTCTTTTGACTCATCAAACGACGTCACTCCATTTGCAGAGAACAGAATCTCTTTGCTGTAGTTAAACTTCTCAGCAAGCAATTGAAGCATCGTAGCTTGCGAGCGCAAGTGCGGGTCATTGACTGAATCAAAGAACTCTACGTATGACTGTCCTTCGGGTGCAGTAATTGAAAAGTCAATCTGGTTAGTCAAGCCATCCTCTAGAGCCTGGTAATTCATACGAGTGCCCCAGTCGTAATCTACCTTGAACGCAGTAAGCTTACCATCTTTGGTACGCATAGCAGAGAAGTAGTCTGACTCGGTATCATTGTAGTTTACTCCGTATACGTTCCCGTTTTTATTTCTAGGAACAAATGAGCCATCAAAGTAAATGAAGCCAGCACTATGGGCAACAGCAGCTTGGTTGAATCTCTTAGCAAACGCCACTGCATCATCGCTAGATAGTCTTGGAACCAGGTAGCTGTTCTCTGCAATACCTTCGAACTTACCAAGAATTGGTATAACACTGTAGCCCTTCTCCTCTAGCCAGGTCTTAGCCTCACGGTTGAATCTGTCTCTTACCTCTGCAGGGAACTTGGTTCCTCTTGGGTTCTGCCCGGTAACCATACCGAACTTGCCTGTAGCGATAACTCTGCGGAGCTCTTTCTCTGTTAGGTCAGAAGCCTCTAATCCTTCCAGCATATCAGGAGAGAACAGCTCACCAACAGGCTTGTAGTCTCTCCATCCTTTGTTCGCAATCTTAACTTCTACGCCAAGCTTCATAGCCGTATTAAAGGCTCTAGCTACAGTGTATAGGTCGTCATCGGTAGATATGCTAACGTCACGAATTCCAGCTCTAACGAGGAGTTGATTCAGTAGGTCCTTTACCTTTTGAATGAATCCTTTATCAAGCTGCTTGAAGCGCTGTTCATCTCCCATACGAGCAAAGAACTCAGTGATTGCCTCTCGCTGCATTGTGCGGCTGTCTGCGCCCATAGCGATGTACGGGTCAAGGAAGCTATCAAAGATTCTTTGTGCGTCAGGAGACGAGCTGTAAAGCTCTACAATGCTGTCGTACAGATATTGTCTGAAGCTGTTGGGAATAACCTGAGGCTGTCCTACTTCGTCAAGAACTTGATTTCCGTTCTCGTCAAGTACCGGCTTGTCTTCAAAGATTAATGCATCAATGACAGGGTGAATCGCTTCGTGGCGAGCCTTAGTTGTAGCAAACTCAATGTACTTAGCGTCGTATGTCTGCTTAGCTTGGAATGCTGCAGTTCTGTCTTTGAACGTAGAAACTACCTGACCACCGTATTTCGGGTCAACAAGAGCATATTTACCATCCTCTGTCTTCACAACTTTAGCAGTATCTGCCGCAGTAGGAATGTAGACGTGGAACTTCTTATTGGTCTTGTCGTAGAATCCGTCAATTACAGCACGAGGATTTCTTTTCTTTTGAGCCTTCGTAGCCTCGTTTACGTTAGCGATTGACTCTTGGCTGTAGTGGAACACTACCTTACCGCCTTGAACTACCGCTCTGGTAGCGGAGAAGATATTGTTCATCACTCTCGCCAAGCCTTCGGTTACTACCTTGCCAGGTACGATTGCTCCGACGCTAAATTCCTCAGATGCACCTTTCGACGCATCCATACGAGTAGCCTCTTCAGCTTGAGTTACTTCAGGCCCTTCTTCTGTAGGTACTTGAAGAACTCCACTTGCTTCAATCGTTTCTTGGCCTGCTCCTTGCTGAGGTCCGGCTTGCTGAGGGGCTTGCCCTTGGAAGACACTACTTGATACCCCTGTTTTTTGCGTACTATCATATCTACTTTCGATTTCTAGTTTTCTGTTGAACAGATTTCTAATCTCAGCCTCAAGGACTGAGCGAACTTCGTTTGAACGAGTCTTTTTATACTGCTGTACTTTAGTGCCAATCTGTGCGTGGAGGTTCAGGATTTCGTTAGCGTCAGCATACTCCATACCAGAGTAAAACTCAAAGTCCTTACGCTCCTGGTCTGCAATTGCTGAATCAACGTCCTCGAGGGCCTTCATCAATACTTTTCTTTCAGACTGAGGAAGATTCTCGGCAGCTAGAGCTTCCGTGATTTTTCCTTTCTCTTCTGCCAACTGACGATTTCTTTCGAACTCCTTAGTCTTCGCCATCTTCCACGGGGTGGTAGCAATGGCCGACTCAATAATGGAAGGAGCGTAAGTTGCAGTAACATTCAAGCTAGGAGCGAGGAATCCAACAGCAATAGAAGTCAATGGGTCTGTAGCAGTTGGGAGCTTGCCATCAATGACATACTTAGCTAGCGCGTCAGCATAGAAGTTAATCGTCTCTTCGAAAGCCTCAGGAGTCCCAATCTGACCCATATCTTTCACGTACTGCTTGAGCGTACCAGAGAAAGACTTCAATGCTGTTTCTCTTGCAGCACCATCTAGGCCTTTAGATACCAGCTTAAGGTCGTCGATGTTGAGGGCTTCAGTAATGGTGTTAGCTGCAGTTCCTACAGAAGCGTAGAAGATTTTATCTGCAACAGAAAGGTCAGCTCTGTTCTTGACAGCGTCCCATCCTTGCTGAGCAGACAATGTGGCCATTGCTCCAAACATTACAGGGCTTTCAGCCACATTCGTAGCTACGTTATTGTAAACCTTGTTTACGATTGCTTTTGCACCTTGCTGCTCAGAAGCCAAGAATGCCTGACCAAGCTTAGTTGATGAGGCAACAGAACCAACACCGTATAGGGCTCCGATAGCTTGACTGAACATAGCAGCGTCACCTACCATAATGCCAAGTGACTTGTATCCTGCTTCAACGTCGCCTTCCGCAATGAGAGAGAATGGGTCCTTGTCTTGCTGTGCCGGAGTTAGGCCAATATTCTCAAGGTTTACGCCGCGCTGAAAACGCATAGCTTCAGACAGTGAACGAGCGCCGCTATAGATTGCTTCAGCCGTTTCAGGAATTACTCCTTCGTATTCTCCTTCTTGTGTAGCAGCAAATGGCTCAGTAATGAATTGAGCTACGTCAGCAAGCATCGAGGTAAGACCAGACCCCACTGCAACAGCTGCATTTGCAGCCGAGCTAACCAACGGAATGTTTCCAAACTTAGAAATCTCCTTGAACTCTCCTTCGTATTGCTTTTGGATATCAATAGCACGCTGAGCCATACGCTGGTCCTGCTCCATAGCAGGAAGCACGGAGATTGCGTCCTGGATGTATTTTACCTCACTTACTGGAGTCTCTTGAGCTTCGCCCTTCTCGTTGTATTTTACAAACGCCTCAGGAGCTAATTCTGGATGTAGCTGTTGCTTTATCTGAGCAGACTGCTCGATGAGCTCATTCTCTCTCTGCTTTTGAGCTTGGAACTCAGGGTCAAGGTATGGGTCCTTTCCTGCTTGCTTGTTTGCAATGTAAATTCCAGCAGACTTCTTTCTCTGCTCAGACAGTTGAGAAGCAATGACTTCGTTGTCTGATACAAGTTTCTTCTTCTCCTCAATAGATACAGGAGCTACGCCAGTCGTCGCAAACTGAAGCGCACCCATTGCTGGGCCAACGCTGCCAGCCGTGATATCAACCTTGAGGCCTGGCTTAGGGACTTGCGTAGAAGGCTCCGATACGGATTTTCCAACGCGAGGACCAGCCGATACCGATACCCCAGAATCCACCTTTGGTTTCGATTCGGACGTAGGGACCGCTTGGGATTTTTTTTTTTGATTATACAGGGCCTCGGCAGCTTTAATTTCTGCAGCGGAGAATCCTTCTTCACCAAGTACTTTAGAGATGTAATTAAAATCTCTACCTCTTTCTATTCCAAGCGATACTAGCCCGTCGAGTTCTTCGTTCATTGTTGTGGCTTTACAAGTACAAATATAAGAAAACCTTACATTCTACCTGCGGCACGGGTAGCTCTATTGGTAGCTCCCTTTACGCCTTTCAAGCCAAGTACGCCAACAACATAGTCAGACTGCGAGCTATTGAGTTCAATGATTTCTTCTTCTACGAAACTCTTAGAACCTTGACGCTTAGTCGTTGCAGAGAATCCGTACCATTTTCCGTCCGGAGTCTTGTACGCGTTGTAGATTGTCTTAGCTCCAATTTTGATTGGAGTTGCAAGCGTGTATTGCGTAGTGTTCGCGATAGCTGTTCCGTCGTCTAGCGTAATCGTAGTAGTAGACTGAGTGAACTTAGGAGCCTTCTCTGATGATGAGCCAGCAGCCTTAGAGGCAGCCATTCTCTGACTAGCCTGCCAAGCAGCATTTGCAGCACCAATGGAGTTATTCAGGTAGTAATTTTTAGCCTCATTGAACAGCTCCTCATCCTGCAAAATGATATCTTTTTCTTGAATGATTTTACTTTGACCAATATCGGTTGGAGTCTTGTCTTTCAACAGGTATGAAATAGCAATTTCTTCTGGAGAAACACGTCCAAGCTTGACGTCTTCATTGAACTGCTTAGTGACAAACTTACCAAGCTCGTCAGCGTTTTTAGCTGTTGCGAAGATGTTATCGTAATTACCCTGCCAAGCCTTCGGGTCAATGTTCTTTCCCCACTCAATGGCATCAGTAAAGATTAGGTAGTTCTGAGGGTTAAGGTCCCCAATGCTCAGCGGTGAAGCTAGGCCTCCATCATCAGTTTTAATCAGAGGATAACCATTTTCATTAAACGCAATGTTGTATGGAGACTGAGTCTTTTGCTGGTAGAGCTGCTTTCCAGTTTCCTCGTCAACGCTTAGCCCCATCCATAGGCGCTTGCTTCCTTCAATCATAGCTTGGTTAGCAGACGTTGTGGCCAGCTTACCAGAATCCACGAAAGCCTTAAGCTCTTGAGCCTGGCGACGTGCCTCGTTTACCTTCTCTACGTTATTTGAGTAGAAGCCCTCAGACATATTTGACTTAATAGCGTCAATCCAAGGCTTAGCAACTTGCTGCATATTCGGAGCTAGTCCAGAGATGGACACGTCCATAATGCCAGTTGCATCAACAGCTTTCTCAGTGTTGGCAATCTTATTCAATACACGAGCCTCACGCTCCCGGAACGGTTTAGAAGCCAATTCAGATAGACTCTCTGTCCTGATGGGCTTGTATATAGATTGTGCCATTACTTGCTGTTGAATTTCTTAATTAGCGACTTTACGTAGCTGTGCAGTTTGTCCTTGTCTCCGTTAGAAACAAAGTCCTTAATCTTACCCATCTGCTTAGGGTTGAAGATGTACTCTCCTCCGGTCATCTCGCCAATCTTAGCTCCACCTTTTACAATGTCAATTGGGTTCTTTTCGTGAGAAAACTTTCCAGGGGTTTTGATTACTCCACCATCCTTAATAAACATAGCTGCGGCATTTGCCGTACCGCTAACAACTTGCCCGATACCTTCTCCAATTGCAGCTCTAGCGTCAGCATATTTCTGGCGCTCAAATCCGAGGTCTCCTTGGAATCTCGTCTCCTTAGCCATAGTTTCTCTTTCTCTTGCAGCTCCAAGTTGAGTTGTAGCAGCCATACGCTTATTAGCAGCATCAAGGCTGATTTCTTGCATTGCTCTATCGGCACCAGACTGGAGAGCTCCAACAGAACCGATAAGTGCGCGACCGCCTAGCTGACCTGCTGTCTGCAAAGACTGAGATACGTTTCTAGCTACAGTTTCTTTTTGAAGGTCAATTAGTCTCTGGTCGTATGCCATCTTCTGAGCCTCGTAGTACTGGCTAGGCGTAGTGAGAACCGGAGCAGACTTCTTAAGTCTTTCAATCTCAGCCTTAGCTTGTTTTGATTGACGAATCCCTTCGATGATATTGTAAGCACCAACCCCAACATCTGCGATACCGCCGATTCCAGCAGAAATCTGGCTAGCCTTTTGCGCTGCCGCTAGGTCAGCAGACATACTACTTGTACCAACTGCCGGAACGGCCGCTGCTGCAGCACCACCTTCTTGATATTTTTTAACGCTTCTCATATAATACAAAATTAAGCAAAGTGTGACTTAGACTCGCTATAGTTAATGTTAACTGCGTACAGTTCGAATTTACCAGTTGTCGGGTTGGAAAACCAAACTACGCAGTGACGGTCTCTAATTGGATTTCCATTGATGTCCGTGCTTCCATCTACTCCAAAGGTCTGTCCAATAAACGATGAATTGACCGATGTGTTAAATGCAAGTGTTTTACTATCAAATATGCTAGAGATAGTAATTCCGGCTCCAGTCCAAGACGAACCGTTGAATGCCTGAACAGTCTTATTTAGCTCGAATGGAATGTCAGAAATTTTAGAAGTAAATGTTGCTAGGTTTCCACTTACTGAAGCAACCTCTCCGATTACAATAATCGAGTTATTGTATCCTTCTCTGTCTCTAGGAATCTCAGAGTAGTAGACACCCTCTCTGAACTGTTGGTTGCCGTATCCAATAACTTGGCCTCCGTTATTCAGGATGAAGCTAGTCGAATCAGAAAGGACCGTATGAGCTATAGGATTAGTGTCCTGACTTGTATTAGTTACATAGAAACCGAATGGCTTATTAGCCTCAATCGACAGAGACTTAAATGTCTTAACCATTGAAGCATTTTCGTTTGCCACAACAGCAAAAGATGGCGTGCAGTTGTTTCCATACACAACACCAAACGTAGCATCATCTGAGTGCTTGTATAGCGTTCCATTCTTGAACGACATCAGACTGTCACCAAGAGGCAATCCCCCTTCAGCATAGAAGGAGTGCTTGCTTATCCACGTATTTGAGGTAACGTCAAAAGACATCGTAAGCGATATTCCAGAACCAGACAATGGAAAAGTAGAGAACATATAGTAATCCTTATCTGGATTATAGTATGACACCACTTTGTGAGCTGTTGCGCTGAGGTCGATATCATTAAAGTTTTTAGCGATAAAGGAGCCGACGCCATAGTCACTTATCGGCGTGATTCCATCGCCTCCAATCCTGAGTACTTTTCCGGATACTACGTCGCAGAAGTACAGCCGACCGTCTCTCTCAATAGCTGACTCAGGATTATCGTTTACGCCGTATTCTCCAGCGTAGAAGTTCTGTATACCAAGTACGTTATTGCTGACAGTAAGGCTTGCCCCTCCGTCAGCGTACTCAACCATATTTCTACCCACGGGAATGATTGAAGCTTTCCGCTCTTGAAGGACGAATAATGAGTCGTCATTAGAGTGAATGTACTTAATCGCTCCGTACTTGTTGGCGTAGTCATTAAAGTTGGCTAGCGAAGTGTTGAACGAAGACAACGTGAGAACAGACGAGTCAATTGCATATGGCTCGGAGTAAGTAATGCTAGCCTTTCTGTAAACCTCGATAGCTGTGGGGGATGCTGCGTTTGGTCGACCAACTACAGAAACATTTGATACTTTAAAGTCACTAACGGAATTGTCCTCTATGAACATTTCAGAAGTTGAGGTTGTAACATTTCCACTGCCTGGATATCCAATAGCTACAACCATTTTTCTTGGCCTGTAGTATGCATCTCCATTTGACGTTTCTATAATTGCAAAAGAAAGTCCAGAAATATTAGCTAGTGAGTAGTTATCGTTTGAAGGGATTGAGTTGCTCAATTGACCTACGATGTTTGCATTCGCTACAGAGAATTTTTTCTGGGCCCCATATGTCTTTACGGCACCAACTCTTACTTCAAATATTTCAGGAGAACCTAGGACAGTATGACTAATAGTTATAGTATCACCACTTCTTATGTCCAAAGAAGTAGTAGCTACACCTTCTAAAATAGTTATGTTTGATGGGCCTGAAGTCCACGTGTACGAAAAGTCTCTTTCGCCTTTGTGTTTATAAGCCCCAGAGTCATATACTACATCATAGACTTCAGATATTTCTCTGTATATAGAAACATCAGCCTGCTTTACCGGCCTATAGATTTCTACAATCGCTTTATTATTCCATCCATCTGAACTAGACTCAATAGAGGCTTTAGAGAACGCAACAGCTTGCGCGTTGTCTCTCAACTTTAAAAACCACCCGGTTTTTCTATCGGCGCTTACAGAAGCAGATATAGGCGTATTGTTTCCGTCGAAAAACTCATAAGCCAAAATATCAAATTCGTAACTCACGTACTCTATCGAGCCAGCATTTTCGTATCTGATTAAGCGCAACTTATCTCCTTCTACAAAAGAATACTCGAGCTTCGCGCCTTTAGAGTCTTTGTATGAGTATGGCTTGCCCTCAAGAACACCTGTAGAGACATAAATAAATGGGTCTGTAGTATTACTGAATGCTTCAGTAACGCTATGCTGCAAGCTAAAGCTGTACGAAGAAAATGGAGCATATACCAACTGCCATTTCTTAGCCCACGATGGCGGATTATGCAACAGCTTAAATTGGATAGCTGCAGCTCCTCTTACGTCGTATTCTCTATCTGACAGGAATGTAATCTCCTTATCACCTATTTCATTTACTGCTCCACTACGATTGAACAGGTCGTAATAAACTATTCCAAACTTGTGATGCTGGCCAGACTTGAAAGTTCTTATGGATGGGTTATAGTACTGTCTAGAGTTGTAATTGTTGAAGGCTCTAAATCCAATCCAGTCAGTGATGTATGACGTGCTTAGCAATGTTGGATTTAGCGTAAAAGAAATAAACGAAGAAGGCGGGATAGGCTCACCGGTAGTTCCGCTTATGCCTGAAGCAGTTTCCAGCGTCAGAGATACAATCTTAACGATAAATGAAACCTGAGTACTTCCATAGTTCACAGCATCAAGTGATACATTTATTACGGCGGTACCTTTGAAGCTGTGATTGTCCCCAGATACAATTAGGTCAGCGTTTGCCTCTCCAACTACTACTTCATAATTTCCAATTACGTTGTTAATAAAGTAGCTGTAAATGTCAGGGCTTGGAGATGTCAAGCTAGTGTAAGCTGGGATATTAAATCTTTTAATTATGTTAAACTCGATACTATCAAAGATTAACTCGTAAGTAGACTCATTTGGAGTCAATACAATCTGTGGTTGCGAACCAAATGAAATAGTAGGCGTTCCAGATATTTTGAAATCAAGAAGAACCTCACTTGAATCCGGCATTGCATTTAACGTATCCCCTACTACAATATTGAACTTTGACGTTATTGCAGGTATTACTGGATTATACGAGACAGACTGACCTGTAGTTGGAGTAACCGAAATAGGAACATTTACTCCCTCAGCCTTTGGTATCTCAGTCATAGATACGGAAGCAGCGACGTTGTCAAAGAACTCGGTGTATCCTGCGTATAGAAGTCTGTTGCTGCTTATAGCTTGGGCGTTAGCCTTACGAGGAACGCTATCGTACATTTTGTTCTGCTCGCTCTCAGCAATGTAAGCACGAAGCTTGGAGTTCGTGAAGGCGAGAGTAGTGGTGCTAGCGGAGCGGACGTTATTCAATTCTCCAATCTGGAAGAATCCAAGTCCTGAAGACGACCTAGCCAGTACTTTAATCTTTGATACGTCAGCAAGACTGTACCTTACAGTCACGTTAATCGTATTGTAGTAAGATTTAGCCTCGTATCCTACAAAGTCTTCCAAGACGTGATACGTATTTAAAGAAAGCTCGCTGTATGGTGAGATGGCAGAGACTTCTCCATCCTCATATACATATTGGTAAGCAAACTGAAAATACTCGTCATATACGAATCCATCTTCGTCTCCTACCCTAGCAAACGTAGCAGAAGGAGGAGTGAGTGGAGCCTGTCGCTGAGAAGTTATACTCAACAGCTTTTCGTCTGACGTGTAGCTGTATGCTCCTGCTGTCTTGTACGGGTATCCAGATACTCCGGTAGCCTTGGTGATGTTAATCTTCTTTGGCTCATTATTGCCATCAGTAAAGTATGCGATAGTGTCGCCATTCTGCTTTACCAAGAAGTCAAACTTAACGAACGTAGTCTGCGTAAAGGCAAGAATAGAATCTCGGTACACTAGTTTGCATACGCCGGTAGAAGTAGAGTATACATATATACTATGGTCCCCATTTGAGTTCCATACAGCGTATACAATCTCATTCTTTTCTGTGTTTAACCCAGAGCCAATAACTGTGTTTGTACCAGCTGGAAGAGCAGAACCTGCAGCGAAAGAAATAGGAGTTGTGCCCTGAATAGCCTTTAATACGTTTGCGTTACCATTCTCATCGGCGGCAACTTCAATATTAAAAGCATCAACCATTTCTGTTGGCTTGACTACAAGGTAGTCATCATCCAGATTTAAGCTTCTAGGCGCTAACTTCTGTACTGGCATAACTTATTAGTACTTAGGAGATTGCTTGAAATTCTTTCTAATAGTCTTAAGTGCCTCTTCTTTGCTGAAGCTCTTGAGTCTGGAATTAGCAAGTCTCCTTTCGTTATAGTATTCTTGACGAGCACGCATCTTCTCGTTCATATTGACGTTTGACTTACGCTCAATAATCTTGTAGTAGATGTAAGAGTTTAGAGCTGGCTCTAAGTAGATATGTACACTCGGGTTTGAAGACCTAGCCTCGTCAGCGATGTATTCGATTACAACCTCTCCGTAGGTTCCAGATGGGTATAGTTCGATTCTGTTCTGGTCAAGGTTCATTCTGTACTCTCCACTGTAATGTCCGCCACCTAAGCCATATAGTGCTCCAAACGTGTTTTCGTACAGGTAGTTACGGAACAAGAAGCTTTCCTGACCGCTAAGGATAGAACCAATAGGCGATACGTCACCCTTATCGTCCTCTCTGTCATACACTCCGTCACCGTCTGAGTCAATCATTCCGTCGACGTATGATTGTGAATAGTTTACGTTCTTATTTTCTCCAAACACATACACCAGGCCATCCTGACCTACGTATCCAATTTTGACGATGTCAACGAAGTCATCTGGTAAGTCTACAGTGTTCAGCGCCGTGTTAACAGGAAGCTTAAGAGAGCGTACACGCTTCATCATATCGAATCCCATTTCTCGGATTCCACGAAGAGCAAGAGCCCTGATTACGCTGTCGCTAGTGCCAGCACAGTAGTTGTCTCCTTCGTTTAATACTTTAAAGTTGGAGATAACCTGAGATAGAGTTACTGTATTCCTTGACATTACTTATTATCTTCTTGGATGGCGTAATTGTAAACGTCTGCACTGCTAAGGCTAACGCCAATCATTTTTGCAATCTCAGTGATGAGCTCCGGGACATAGTGGTCCGGCAATTCAAAATCAACGCTGTTGGCTGCTGAGTATACTTCTTTTGTGTTGGCCACAGTGTAACCAAATCTAGGCACACCAGCAGTCTTTGCTCCAGTGGTTGCGAGCAGACCTTGAGGCTTCTTGTAGTAATAAACCACAATGCTAGATACCGTTGCCGGGTAGATGGTGATTCCGTTGTCCAGAACAGCAAGAGGGTTGCAGTCTGTTGGGGCTAACATATCATTAGTCAGAATCTCATCTAATTTAAATACCTCGTACAGCACATCAATAGGCTTAGAGGTCGACTCATTCAAGAAGTAAGCTCCAGAGGTGCGTACGCTAATCAGACGCATAAAGTCATCTGGAATGATAAAAGCACCGTTTGTCTTAGTGAGCTTAGATGATTTCTGAAGCACAGACAGGTCCTCTCTGATTCTCTTGTGCAGAGAGACGTCAACAGTCTGGTGAGGTACTCTATTTCCTACAGCGTTAAGTGTGTCAAACTTTGCGAAAAGGTCATTGACAATCTTCTGCTGAGCCACGGGCGCAAATGTGTTAAAGGCTTGTGGTGTTACAAACCCCTGCTCATCCTTATTTGCTAAGTTTTTGAGTGTTGTATATACTTGGTAAACACTAGCCATTTAGTCACAATTTAATGCAAATCTACGAAAAAGAAAGAGGTCGCAATTTGCGACCCCAGTCTCGTATTGTATGTGTGAAGTCTTACAGTCTTGCCAGTCGGCTCGTAACTTCAGCATACACAAGAGCTCCTTTATCTGTTAGGCAGTATCTAGCCATAACGTCAAGAGTGCTCTGTCCGGCAGGCGTAGTGATGATTACTTGGTTGTTGTCGTACCAACGCATAGCATCAGAGCTAATCTTCAGGATTTGGAAGTCTACAGCTTGAATAATCATAGCCTTAACTTTCACCACTGGATTGTCAAACATCTCGATGAATGACTTAGGATTGGCCTTAGCGTGATTAAGAAGCTCTCTGCGAATCTCTACGCTTTTCTTCTTAGAATCGATTCCCAAGAACATAGCAACAGGAAGCAGCAAGTCTAGGTCGCTTTCACGAACCATAGCTACAGCATCGTGTACAAGGAATTCGTTTTCAAGCTCTTCCTCTGCATTCTTTTCAGTATTGATTTCGTAGAACACATATCCGCCATTGGCTTGGTTGTCCGGGTGTGCATCTAGGAATGCTTGCAGGTTAGGTTGGTCTGCGTCTACCATCAGAGTTCCTTCTCTGAAAACAACCTGCTCTACGATAGCAAATTGAGATTGCTCATCTACGTAGATTGAAGGCTCATTAGGGCAGTATCTAATCTGTCTGATGGGGTTCTTTGTGGTTACAGTGCCACGGAGTTTACACCAGATACCTCCTCCATTAAGGATAGAGTAAACCTTAGTCTTACCTTCTGAAGAGACAGCTTTTGTCTTCAGGCTGGTCATTGAGACTTGAGATTCTGATGTGGGGATTTCTGTTTCAGCGTGAACAGAGGGGCCGAATGAATCGGTACGGGGTTTTCTTGCAGTTGACATATTCAATGGAATTAAAACTTTTAGGTGGGAGTCAGAGGGGGCCGAAGCCCCCTCCTACCCGATGCCTAGTTAGGCTGTTTACTTCTTAATCAACACGTGGCGGTTAGCAGCACGGGTGATAAGAGCGATTTCAGAACGGTAGTTGAACTGAACCAAGTCGCTCGTAGCGTTAGTAGCTCCGAGGATAGAACCGGTCAACCAGTGCTCCATTTCGCGGCTGTAGCCGTTGCTAGCCTTGTAGTTGATTTCCAGTGACGGGTTGCGGTCGCCAGTCTTGGCGTCAACAACGGTAGACAAAGGAATCATCACACCAGCGAACGGAGACAGAGCAGCAGCACCATTCTCGATACCGAGCATAGTCGGGTCGTTCAGGAGCTTCCAGTTGTGCTTGTGGAACGTGTAACCTCCACGGCTGAGTGACTTAAAGCCAAGGGCGATAGCCATATCAGCACTGTTGTTGAAGGCACCGAACTGAGTAGCAACACCTGAGGTCAAAGAAGAACCAAGACCAGCTGCAATCAAGTCGTCGAAGTTGAAGTCTTGCTCACGGTCAACGTATACAGCGTATTCGGGACCTGCACCTTGACGGTCAAGTTCCTTAACGATAGCGTCGAGGTCAGCCAAGGCAGCAATGCGAGAGCTAGCTACAAGACCACGGTTCTCGATGGCTTCGAAATAACCTTCAGAACCAGAGATGCCAGGAATAGCAGCTGTAGCGGTAACTTTCTGACCCAACAGCATCATAAGCTCACGCTTGTCCATAAAGCGCTGACGGGTATCCATCTCGCCCTTCATAAACCAACGGTAGTCGCCAGGAGCAACTTCAACCCATCCGATATTGGTAGCTTGTGAACCAGTCACTTTGTAAGCTTCCTTGATAATCATATAGGGGTTGGTACGCTTCAACACGTTGCTCTCGAGGTATTCCGTAGGCTGCTCAGTTCCTTGAGCGTACAGGTTACCAACGATAGGCAAAGTGAGGTTAGCAGCAGCTGAAGGCAAAGAAGCATTCTTAAGGTTGTAAACCTCCATAGCGGGGGTAGCGCCCGTAGCCGTGATAGCAGAAACGAATACGCGGTTTCCACCAGGAAGCATAAGAATGTCGTTCAGGCGAACGCTTACAGAAGCGCTAGAAGCAAGGGCGATGGTTTGAGCAGCACCAGCAGCAGCAGAAGCGGCAGTAGCACCGGTCTTCTGGGTAGCGTGCAGGCGAGCCTCTTCCCACCATTGAACCTCGTCAGCAACACCTTGTGCTTTAACAGCACCGGTCAATTGCAGGAAGCCAGTGATAGATTGAGCACCGAAAGATTTAACCAGCTTGTCGCGGTTATCGGGCTTGTTGATTTCGTCGATGTAGTCGCCGAGCGAAATGTATTTGTCAGGGGTGGCTTTGCGGTAAGCATCCACAGCGGGAGTTCCGTAAAAACCGGTACCAGTTGTAACAGACATTGTTTTTTGGTATTAGGGGGGTGATTGATTTTTTTATCTAACCCTCATCATATCGTCATTGTTGAAATACTTCAACAGCTGGTCACGAAGTGATGGAGAGTTTTGCACGTTTCCAACAGAAGGGGTTGATGCTTGGATATTAGCCGTGTTTTCGACAACTTTTCTCTGTCCATCAGAAATACCTTGCTGGTATGCTGACTTAACGATAGAGTCAATGTTGTCTACAACTGCACGGTGCAATGACAAGCGCTCAAAGTCCCAAGAGCCGTCTTGACGTACGTACTCGTCAAAGTATCGTTCAAGATTTGCGTTCTTCTCTTTGAGGGTTGGTTTATATTTCTCATCAATACCAAACGTGAAAATCTTCCCGGTGCCAAGGTCAAAGTCAATGCCCTCAAGAGAATCAACCTCAGAAGACATCGAGGCAATCCAATTTTGGTCGAACAGTGGTTCACTGTCCTGACTTTGCAAGTTAGGCATCCTGAAGGACTCTCTAATCTTGTCCAACTCTGCACGAGCTGTTTTTGCGTCCATCTTGAGCTGTAGCTTCGAGTATTTCACTTCATCTTCATCAAACGAATCTTCATCAAGCTTATACTTTCTGGAGATAAGGATGTCGATATCTTCACTGCTCAGGTCCGGGTTATCAGTCATTAACTGAGTTTTAACAACCGACAAATCATCCATTTCAGATGGGTTGAACGATTGGTACTTAAACCAGTCTTCTGGACTTCTTCCAGTTTGAGCAACGAAATCAGCGATTACTTTGACTCGCTCATCGATAGTTGCTGCCGCGTCGCTTTTGCCGATGTAATTAGACAATTCGTCCAAGGTGCTTAGCGACAACCCTAGCCTTTCACTAAGGTGCGAAGCTAGCATAGCCTCAAACTCCTCGTCACTCACGTCGTCATTGTCGGCGGCGGGTGCGGGCTCAGACACAGCTTGTGACTGCGCTGAGTTATCAAAAGAACCTCCAGCATCTGCGGGAGCTGGCTCCGTTGTTTGTTGAGTCAGAACAGGCTCTTGAGTCTGTTGTGGCTCTGTTGCATCTTGGGGCGGCGCGTCATAAAACTTGACGCCCATATCCTTTAATGCGTTCTCGATGTTGTTTTCGAATTCACTCATAATAAATTGATTTTAGTAATGCAAAGTTATACGTATCAACAATACGTAAATTTTAGTGTGTAATTACCACTTAACGCGGTCTGCCTAATAGGCAGCGCTCATCTTTCCTTTAGCAATATTCTTTGCGTGGCGAGCCTTGAAACTAGCTCTTTTCTTGGCTCTAGCACCAGTAGGATTACTTTCTGTAACAGTGTCAGCTCCTTGCTCTCCGAAGCGGATAAGCTTTACTTTGTCTCCGTCTTTAGCTAATACGATATGAGACTTCTTTGGGTGAGACGGAGTACCCTTAGGCTTATTGACGCCGGATAATCCATACTTCTTGAGCATATTTTTAATTCTGTTGTCCATCACTTAAAACTCATATAAAACAGAGCGGTCGAGAACAAGATGAAGTACGACGACATAAGTACGTCGGTCTGCGTCATTTTCTTGAAGGATGGCTTTGTAAGCAGCTGGCGATTGATATCAGCGATTACAGAGTCTTGCTTAGCTATTGCTTTTTTTGATTCGTTGTGTTGAAAGTACTTAAGCTTATATGCTTCGTCGTATGCTTTGATTGTAGAGTCCATAATCAAGAAGCGCTTGTTCATAGCGACAGCTTGACCTTTGGTCATCACAACTACCGTGTCGTTATTTTCTACTCGCTGTATCGGATACACCGATTGCGAGTACATCGAAAGGCTGCACAGGAGCAGACTTGATAGTAGTAATCTCATTTTGCATCACTGTTACTTGTTCAACAAGCTGTTCCTTTTCCTCTTCCAGCACCTCAATAGTTTGCTTCATCTCGGTAATCTTGCCAGCTACAACCTTATCGGCTTTTGCTGATACCGCACTTGCTTTACGCATTGTTTGGTTAGACTTCTCGATAATTAGGTCTACCGGGTCAACAGATTTAGTTGATTCGCTTTTTTTAGCGATTAGTGTACCAACAGCAATACCTGTAGCTAGGAGGAGGATAGTGCGTGTCATTTCGTCTGAAGGAGCATTTCGTTTTTTGCGCTAGTATAGGCCAGGGCAGAATCGAGTCTACGAATATGTTCGGTGTATTTGTCCACCTTTACTTCGAGTTCTGACACTCTGGTTTGACAACGATTGTCTACTTTGCTATTCATCATTTTCTGGTCTACATAAAGATAACCTATTGCGACGAGACCTATAAATGCGATGGCGGCAACTGGATTCTTCTGAAACTGGTCAAAAGAGACGGGCATTTTCATTTCTTAGCAAACTTCTCTAGTCCAGCAATTCCGAATGAGCCAAGCGTGATAATCACGAATGAGTTGTAGGTAAACTCGTTGATGACAAGGTCCTTGCCCATAAAGCCAGACACAACGTCTGCAACCATTACCATAACCATTACAGCGAACGACATAAAGCCAATGATTGTCTTCTCATTCCAGGTATTGTCATCTTTGAAGATGGAGGCGAAGCCCATAATCTTATTCTTTACGTAGGTGAAAATATTCATTGCTAAACTAAATGGGTTTCAACTACTGCAAATTTATGGCAAAAAGAAAAGCCCCTTGCGGGGCTTGACTTTAGGTAAGGCTCTGCTTTACTTACTCTACAACCTCTGCTTCGGGAGCAGGAGCTGGGGTGAACTCGCCGGTCTCAAGGTCTACTGACCCGTCACCGTGCTCAGCTTGGATGGCATCAGTAGCCTCCTTGCCTTTTGCCTGCTGCTCTTCGTACGCCTTAAGAAGGGCGTCCTTGCGCAGCTCAGCAAGAGCGATTGCACCTAGTTCCATTTGGATAGCCTGAAGATTCTTCTGGACTTCCTTTACTGCGTCGAGCAGCTCTTGTTTGACTTTCGCCATTTTAATTGAAGTTTGAGGTTAGTAAAGTTATTCAGCTACGGGAGCGGGAGGCACTGGTGCCGGCTCACCGATAACTAAGGTGATGCTGGTCGGATTGATTTGTGAAGCAATCTGGTTAGCAACAGAGGTTTCGAGGTTAGCAACCTGCTCTTCACCCATTGCTGCGGTGCACCAGCCAGTTGCAATCTCGTTGGTAAGTTCGTCGAATGGGATGAAGGTAGCTGGGTCGATGTCGTCAGCGGTAACCATCTGCGTTCCGATAACGGTAGCAGAGTAGGTCTTGCCTCCAGACTCTTCGGTTCCGGTTAGGCGCCAGTGGATGTTGTATACAACGTCATCCAGCTCTACGCCTTGCTCATCTTTGGTGGGGTAGCAGTCAACTGTGCGGCAATCCCAAGAATAGATAATGGCCATTTGTGTTTTGTTTACTAATTAGTGAGACAAATATACGAAATACTAACAACCCTCTGAACTCTCTACAAGTCCAGTGTTTGGAAACTTAAGTATGTAATACGACGCATTACATTCACTCGACTTATACCACTTATCGCCTCCGTCAAACTTGTTTGTTAGTGCGGTGTCTGTGAATACGTATGTTCCTATTGACGGACAAGCCTGGGTTCCTCCACTTCCTGCAAAGTACAGGGTTAGATTGTCTGCGTCACCAAATGTACAAGCCTCTGACGAAGAGGTATATCCAACGCTATTTATCTGGAAATAGTTGTAGTTGGCATACGAGTATCCATAGAACTCAGATATAGCATCAGGAGTTGAGAATCCTGCGATATTAGACAACGACCGGAGAGAGCTGTTGGCCTGTGACTGCTGAAGCTCTACTCTGATGTCGTTGATGCTTAAAGGGCCGGATGAGGGTAGAGGGGACATATATAAGACCATTTATAGCCGAAGGCTTGTTTGTATTTTACGAACGTCAACTTTGTTTTTCTTTCATTTCTAACCTTCCATCTTCCTCCGTCAATAAAGGTTTTTATTTCAGAAGCAGCGTTATCTTTTTTACCTATAGACCTACAAGCATCAGCCAATGAATTATGTATAGCTATTAAGTTCCAATCCATATCGTATTGGCAAACTGGTATTTGACCATTCCCTTTATGTCCCTTTAACGATTCTGATAATGCTTTACGATGTGATTCACTTTTAGGTCTTTTTGCGGCAGCGTGGAATCTTTTTCGCCCATCTTCACTGATGCAATGATACGTGTTCCCACCCTGACCCTCTTCATTCGTTAGATTTGCAAACCTATCAGATTCAATTACACGAAGCTTTTCAGAAATCTTTTTGGCGTAAAAAGAGAATCTATCTTTATTGTCATCACTATATATAACCATAGTTGATACATCTATTGGCTTATACTCGTGTTTCTTCAAGTGTCTACGCCAAATAGTGCCGCTACCTGTGTAATTATATGGGTCTCTAATTGTTTTTCCCAAATACATAAGCCCACCTGGAGATTCCTTGATATATAAATGAATAGACATTACTTAAGCTTCTTTTCAAGTTCTTCAACACGAGCAGCAAGTTCTTTGTTTGCCTCAATCAAGAGCGCAATCATCTTCTCGTAGCGTACCGATAGGTATCCGCTATCGTTGGTGCGGACAGCTTCTGGAAGTACAGCCTGCACGTCTTGAGCAATGATACCTACGTCGTGGCCGTGGTATCCGTGGACGTGAGCCGTCTCTTCCTTCCAGTCGAATTCTACACCAGTGAGCGTCTTCACCTTCTCGAGTGCGTTCTCGATTGGCGTTACGTTCTCCTTGAGGCGCTGGTCAGAGGTAGAGTATGCTACGATGTCATTAGATGCATCAATACGTCCATCGGTGGCGTTGGGCGCTACGCCAACTCCTAAGGAACCAGAGGTAATTCGTGCATCTCCAACAACGTCTAGCTTGTACGATGGCCCCGTCGTCCCAATGCCGACGTTGCCGGAGTTGGTAATACGCATACGTTCAGTCTGAGAACCTATGTTTGTAGTACTAGAGTTGAATGTAATCCCACTATAACCATCAATCCTAACTACATTACTAGGAAAACTAATACCTGCAGAATCTGCGGCGGAGCCATTGTAAAGCTTATTAGCTGAAAAAATACTAATGTTCCCGTCTACTGCTAATTTATCAGTAGGACTCGTGGTGCCAATACCAACGTTACCACTTGAGTTGATAAACATCCGGCTGGATGTGTTGGTGATGAAGTCAAGAGAGTCTGTTGCAATGTCTCCTTTAACTCGTGCGTCGTCAGAACCCAGAACAAAACCGTTGAGGTTGGTAGCTGTTGCGTACTCAGCGTAGTTGATGATTCCGGTAGTCGGAGACACCCGAGCTAGGATAGCCTTGTTACCAATGCTGTTGATTCCTTGGAACGAGTTGTTGTAGGTTACGATTACGTTTCCATCTACGTGGAGCTTTTCGGAAGGACTCGTCGTTCCAATGCCGACGTTGCCAGCTGCGGTGATACGCATCCGTTCCGAACTATTGGTGCTTATAGCAAAAGTTCCATCCGTTGGATAATCAAGCGTAACGCTATTTGAAACACCCCAACGACCCAAACGAACAACCTCGCCATAAGAACCAACACGTTGAAACAATGCTCCAACATCGTTAAAACTATTGTAAATTATGTTTTGACCCGAGTTTGCGCCAACACCAACGGAACCGGAAACCTCAAGTTTATACCCCGGCGCAGTCGTGCCAATGCCCACGTTGCCACCAGCGACGATACGCATATTTTCAGAGCCAAGTGTTCCAAATGAAATGTAATTCCCAGCACCATATTGAACGAATTTTGTAGGCTTTCCTGAGAATTCAAATCTATTGGTTACTGTATCCCAATGTCCAACATTGATGACTCCAGTCCCATCTGTGACCCTAAATGAATCTGCTGATGATGAAGTTGTTGTTAGAACTGTTAGGCGTGCTCCAGGACTCGTCGTGCCAATACCGACGTTGCCGCTCGCAGCAATAATTACTTGAGTCGTATTATTTTCACGGAACTGAATTGTGGCTCCTGTTGGTCTATTTATGTATAATGTTGAATCCGTTGGCGACGACAAAATGTTGTAGTTTGACGTGCTTAGTGTTCCATTAAGAGATATTCCAGTATAGTTTCCACTGCCAAATCCAGCATCTCCAATTTTAGCAACGCCTGTTCCGCTACCAACAACAACAAGTTTTGCATCCGGACTCGTAGTGCCAATGCCGACGTTGCCTGCGCTGGTTATTGCTGCATAAGTTGTGCCTCCCCCTGCGCTTCTAAACCTATGAGCATTATTGTCGTAGTAGTTTGTCCTATCCGCACTATCTCCTAAGTAGATTGAGATAGCTCCTTCCGGATTGTGAATGTTTGTATACGTAGAAGATGCTGAAATCGTATCAAAACCGTTTATCTTATACGTATAAGAAACGCTATTTATATTGATATTACCAGCAACATCTAGCTTTTGAGTAGGACTCGTCGTGCCAATGCCGACATTGCCTGATGTGGTGATTCGAACTGCTTCTGTTGTACCGGGAGAGAATATAAGATTGGTACTAGAGTATAAAGTAGTTCCATTAGAATCAACATTTAATGCTCCAGCTCTTGTTCCGTCACCAAAAGCTAAACCATTTCCAACACTATATCCAGTTGAGCCTACGCTACCTATTTGCAATGCAGAAGCTGGACTCGTCGTACCAATGCCGACGTTGCCAGAGCTCGTAATGCGCATTCGTTCTCCTCCATTGGTCTGGAATCCCATATAGTTATCACCGTGGTAATACCATATCTGACCAACATAGGTGTCAGCACCAGCCCCATCACCAAACAGAATGTATCCATATCCAGTGGTGGACGTTAGGATGTTTAATCCGTTCTGAGCGTCGGATGTGTTACCTACTTGGAGCTTTGTGCCAGAATAACCAACAGTAGTTCCGCCAACGATAAGCTGTCCACCTGTAGTGAGGCGCATCTTCTCACTTCCTGACGTAGTGAATACTGCCGTAGTATGAGCCTCAACATACATAGTAGAAGCCCCGTAGATGTAGTTCTTAACCCCTGAAGGACCAAATGCTACACCACCCGCACTAGAGCCTTGGATGTCTAACGTAGTGATTCCTGTTCCAATTGATGCTGGAGTAGTTGTTCCAATACCGACATTGCCACCATCAGCCTTAATTGTAATTCTTGGAGTCATTGTTCCGCCAACATTTTGACGGACGTAAATATCTCCGTAAACCTGGCCACTAACAGCTTGATATGTATTGTCTATGTATGATACAGCACTATTGGCGTTATATAGCAAATGAAGACCGTGAGCATCAGAGCCATTGTAGCTTATCTTGATTCCGTGGTCATTAGCAGAGGTATTGTTTACTCTAATAAATGGGTTGGTTCCTTCAACCTGAAGCTTGGAGCCCGGACTCGTAGTGCCGATACCAACGTTGCCTGCGTCTGTTACAGTAAACGTAGTGGTCATAGTTAAGTCACCACCAATAGCCGTATTAACAGCAGTAGTGCTAGACAATACGCTAAAGCTTCCAGAAGCTAGACGAAGAAGACCTCTGACCCCAGAAAAGTTTTCAAATGTCGAAACATATCCAGAAGCTCCACTTTTACCAGTAGCTCCGTATCCAATAAGAACCGCACCACTAGAGTACTCTGAGCCTATTGAGCCTATGTAGTTGGGAGATGCGTATGATTGGTAAATAATAGGTCCACCTGCTACAGAAGATGGTCCTGCTTGAATGGCTCCGTTAACTTGAAGCTTTTGTGCTGGACTCGTCGTCCCAATGCCGACGTTGCC